AAAAAAAAAAAAAACGGCAGTTGGCATCGGCAATGACTATGGTCAGCTCGTACACTTCGAGCACCTACTTGACAACGCTACCAAATCACAACAGATCTACGCTCTGCAGTTGGATATTAACGACGCCCATCAACGGTACACAGGCGAGGTTAGGCAGATCAATCAACTCATCCAGAAGATCCAAAAGGAATTTTGATGAAGTTCGATCTTAAGAAAGCTTGCAAGAATTGTCCGTTTGCTAACACCATCCATCGGATAACGTTCTCGTGCAAGGAGAGAGCTAGGAGTATTGAGGAGTTGGCGTACCGCGAGGGGTTTGTCTGCCACTTGCATTCGGAACATGTAGAGGAGACCGAGCACATAGAGGGAGGTTATGTCTTCCGCTCCGATGGTACCAGCCAACACTGCTTTGGCGCCATCGCTATGTATGTCAAAGAAGGTGGTGCTAACATACCGTGGGAGAACCTGTCCTCGAAACAACAAGACCGATGGTGGGACCGAGCAGATCCGGTATCCCTTGCTTCTGCCTTCGATGATGAAGAAGCATTTATAATGGCTAATGGGAATTGATATGGAACAGAGACTAAAGGACGATGCCAAGAAACTCATCGACAAGGTGGGATTTAGAACTCTAATGAAGATACTCATGGAGTGTTCTATGCCTGAAACGGAGAGGGAGCGAGCAAAATTAATTGAGGTTCTGACCGACTCTCTAGCGGCAGCTATAGCCTGGGAAGGACTGTTCCATGTGGAAAATCATGATGGGTATGAATGCGCTCAGAGAATCATTGATGAGTATCCCCAACGCATTCTCCTTCCTCGGATTAACGAGGTATTCTGTGATCTGCTACAGATAGCCGGTAAACAAGCGCCTGTCAAATCTGTCAATGAGACCACCTACAAAGAGATCATGAAGGAGATTAATGATGGATAAGCTACTAATTCTTTCTCTAGGTATTATCATTTACGTTGCAATCATACTGTTATGGCGTTGGTGGGACTTGAAGTATATGTGGCCACACGGCCTTTGGAGGAAGAAAGGTGATGAATGACAAAGAACTAGCCGAGGCGCGTGTGGAGGCATTGACATGAAGCAGCGAATGATAGCAGGGTATAACCTGCAGCAAGAAGAGGGGATTCTCACACCTAACGAACCAATTAGATGTCATGTGGAGATACCTAATGATGCTACACCAATTTGCATGCGTATTGATCCGCAAGGTAACTTCGTTCTGTTCTGCGACATCTGGTCACACCCAGAAGGAACTGTCGTTAACTTCAAAAAGATTGAATGGATGGTAGCTGCTAGTGGTAAAGTACTACTGCCAGGGAAATGGGAGTGGTTCGAGACACTTGCTGCAGGCGTTGCCATCTTCCACATATTCATCAAAGGTAAACTGGAGATAGTAAAATGAGAGTTCTTATCTCAGGTAGTCGTGATTGGACCGGGCATGCCTGTGCTCGTAAGATGGCGGCTCGATTGTTGCAACTTCCCAGCAACACCATCATCATCCATGGAGCATGCAAAGGCGCAGATATAATGGCGGAGAGAGCTGCCAAGTTCCTAGAGTTCGACATTAAATCTTATCCTGTCTCCCACGAGGAATGGAGAAGAGAGGGTAAGCGGGCAGGGATTAATCGAAATGAATTCATGTTGAACGATGCAAAGCCTCAACTCATCCTCGCTTTCCATGAGGACTTAAAGAATAGTGTGGGTACTGCTGACATGATCAAACGAGCCAAGATAAACAAAATCGAATGGGAGCTAATAGAATGAGTCACATGAAAGGTTTAGACGAACATACCACAGCTGACTTACGGAGCGAATTAGAGGAACGAGCAACTGCTCAAGCAAATGGCCGGTGTGATTATTGTGGCAGGCAACTACATACCGAACCTCCATGTCGATTTCCTGACCGACACAACGGGAGTAAGATATGACTATATGTGTCCCTCTGGGATGGACGCCTACTGCTGAGAACATCAACACATTGCCCAACCCAGTCAAGCAGTACATCCACGACCTTGAGACTAATGCGGATCCTGCCGGTACTATTCAGGACCTCGCACTGCTTAAGGATCAGACCAAACAACTCGATGCGATGATTGCTCGACTCAAAAAGGTTATCAATAGAACCTGTGATGTGTACACCGATGATCACACAGGATTCGAGATTGCTAGGAAAATGTATGAGATTATAGGAGAGGAGGCAACAGATGGGTGATGGACCAACCTACCTTGACTATGACGATGAGATCATCATCCTCGATGCTCAATTCCATGGAGTCGTTTGGATCCCGACAGTCCTCCTACGATTTGTTGAACGTCAAATAGAAGCACTACCAGGAGTTTCTTCTCATGTGGTTAGAGCTAGTAGCAAGCGGATACTACAACAAGCCTGGGAAACTCACATCATGAACAGACCCGGACATGCAGTACTCATCACCAACCCCAATTTAACTGAGTGGCGAGACGTGCCACTCACAAAGGAGAACGAGGATGACTATTGACATCACTGAGATGTACAAACAACACGCCAATATTATACGCCAACACGTTCGCGCGCTTATTCCTGATAAAAATTCAGTCGAAGATATTGTACAGGAAACCTTTCTACGTGCTTGGCAGCACCTCGAAAGCGGAAAGGACATTTCTAGCAAGGGTTCCTTGATAGTCATTGCTAGGAATCTAATCGTTGCAAATTTTTACCGTCGCCCGTCTTTTATGCGCGTTGACATCACAGAAGATATGGACGTTTTCAAAGTTGATGAAAATACGACGGAACATGCAATTGAGATTAATGAGAAAATGGCCGTAGTGTACAAAGCACTTAAAACAGTGAAACCGCAGTACGCTAAAGCGTTCCTGCTGCGGCGCGTTTACGGTTATAGTCTCAAGGAAATAGGAGAAATTTTACATATCTCAGATGCCGTAGCGTCAAATTATGCAGCACTTGGTTTTGTTGCAATTCAAGAATATTTCGATGCAGAGAAAATTGCCAAGGAGGCAGGTTCCAGCCACACTCCTTCTCGAGCGATCGACAGTGATCCGGCGTAAGTCACTGATATTGCTCACTTTAAAAAGTGAAATTATGTTAAATAAAGCCTTCATTTCAAAGCCACATCTCATATAATGTCTTTGTAACTCATCAAGGAGTGACCACGAATGGCCCGCACTATACGACAGTACTGCAACTCGAATCCGGCTCCGGTTCATCACCAGAAAGCTGGAGAGAAAGTTGCTTGTTCAGCACCACCGCTGTCAGCAGGTTGGGCATGGAACCCTGATGAGGAAACCCGAAAGGCAATCGCCCGAGGAAATCGCCTATTCCGAAAAGCCAAGAAGGCTAAGGATGAAGCAAAACTGGAGGAAGCTAAAATGGCTACCAACAAAACGAGTAAAAAGAAAGTCTCTAAGAAAGTCGCGAAGAAGAAGGTCGTTAAGAAGGTCGTTAAGAAAACGACTGGCAACACGGTCTCACTCAAAGCGATCTGCACCGAGCTGAAGGTTGATCCTAAGGTGGCACGTCGGAAGCTGCGAGCTGCGGGTCTGAAAGGCCACGATGCTAAGAGCCGCTGGGAGTTTACCCAGGCTCAGGCTAAGAAGGCACGCGAGCTACTCGCTGCCTAATCCTAACGGGGGCCCTTCGGGGCCTCCTTTCTTTGGAGCGCAGACCTAATGTCAACTGAATTTATGGAACTACTGAAAAAGGAATGGGTGAAAAAAGAGGGAGAGATGAAAGAGTTAATTTTAGACTTAAATCTCTTAAAAGAAAAAAAATTCAATCTCCACAGAGAGCTTCACGCCTTAGAGCATCTCTTGGGAGAAACTCTTACTCCGTTCCTCTCCGAGACTGAAAGAAAAGGATTTCGAGGATCCTTAAGAGAGATACTAAGTCAAGGCCCACCTGGCGGACTCAGACCTCGGGATGTAGTTAAAGAATTCATCCGAGTAGGATTTGATTACCCTAACCATCTTGAAACTCCTCTTAATATTCGTATAACTAATGAGTTGGTAAGAATGTTTTCAGTCGGACAACTAGATAAAATAAGTGGAAAATATTCTCTAAAGGAAGTACTATGAGTAACCTTCAACGAGCTAATTACCTCAAACGCATGGCCAAGCTAAATCGCACAGAGCTAGCGGAGACTTCTCTTAAGTTGGCGGATCTCTTCATTGAGTCCAACACCTTACAGCGTGGGGACTTGGGCAGGGATCTTAACAACGAACTCTACCGCGTCCTTACTCAGGTGAAGGCATGGAGACCGCATGAGGCACGTTTCGCTTGTCAGCAAGTATCCAAAGCGTTTCAGAACGTTCGATCATGAGTACCCTTAAAGAGCTTTACAAATGCAATCGCTGCGGTTGGCTACTGAGTATATAACATGACACGACAGGCTTGGTATTTATTTGGAGGCTTGATCTGGTTACTGATCATGACCTCTTGCATTGCACTAACTTAAACAAGGAGAATGGAAATGGCAGCGAAGGAATACGGACAAAACGTTAAGATCACCCAGACAGACAAGAAGATCACAATCGAGATTGACACTACTAAAGAGTTTGGGTTGTCCAAGTCTAAGAAGACTATCTCGATTGGATCCACGAAGGGTGCTGCTAAGTTAGACAATGGCATCATCATCGGCCTCAACTGCTACAAGTATCCGGAGGAGTAATATGAACATCCAAGATTTAACTAACTTGCTGCTTGGCCTTATGGATCAACATGGGAAAGAGGTTGAAGTTCGGATTGGCGATCAAATAGAAGCTGGTCCTTATTTTCATGCATCGGTTGGTGGAGTCTGGACTGATAGAACAGGATCAGGAGGTGAGGTCACTAAAGTTATTCTCTGCGCGAATGACGATGACCCTTGGACAAGTGAATGTGATGAGCCAGTGTTTCCGGTGTCTGGTGAAGAACTACCGCTTATCTGGAAACCCTCTCTGTAGAGCGATCCCCTCGCTCGGAGATTGCCTGCTTCGTGCAGGCTTTCTTTTGTGTGGGCTAGTGACGATGGACGGTGTAGAGCTTGCCTTTTCCATCCGGTGTTGACTTCTCTACGATGAGTTCTGCTTCGATAAGTTGCTCTAGGATTTGATCCAGCTCGAAGGGAGTGATACCTCGGGAATGACGAGTGATGATGGACCGAGGTACGAAGCCCCTCTTGAGAAAGGCTATCTGTTGAGCACGAACACCAGACAGAACAAACTTCAAGGGATTACTGATGATCTGTTCTACTTGCTTCGACTTGGCTTCATAGAAATTCGATGATGAGAGACTTTCTTCCACCTGTTTCCAAGAACGTATAGACCAGGTGACCAGCTTGGTGGCCCATGAGGCGATCTCAGCTGTGATCTTAGGACTAGAAGCGCTAACGCCGACAGCAACTAAACCAGCAGCGATCAAAGCGTTCTGATTCGCTCTGCCCCACATATCGTCACCTGTCCCTATAGCATGATCATCAAAATTCTCGAAGATCTGCACCGTCTTAACGTCAGCCAATCGGACAGGAGTGGGGTGAGATCCCTTAGGCTCGTGGTTGACTAACCTCATTCCTAGCTTCTTGAGTTTAGAAGGAAAGATCTTCTGATTGTTTCGATTCCGCTCAGTCTGTTCAGAGCCAGAGAATAGGAGAACTCGATTAGGAAAACCTGCTGCGATATCCGAGCCTGACATTGCATCAATCAGAAGCTCAGGTTGGGAGGCAGAGAATAACAATAGGAATGGATTCTCTAGAGCAGGGATAGGATGTCCCCTGCCTGGCATCGCTCCCATGTAACTATTAGCTTGTCCATATAATTTTAGTAAGTGAGTAATTACTTGAGCGTCTTGGCCTGTTCCATGTCGACTAGCCTTTAAGAATCGAGCTGCCTCATCCAGGATCCAACAGGCGATATTGGGTTCTTCGGCTAATTGATCCATCATCGAATGGTAGGACAGGAATCCGTCATAGACATGGGACTGCAACTTCACTTCTCTGGCGAAAGTACGAAGAGCAGCCATTGACGCACCTTTACCCATCGCTGTTTTGACAGTCAGCATAAAATAAGGTTGGAGAGGAGTTCGCCATCCGTCTATCTCGTAGTGATTGCAGGAAGCCAAAGCAGTACACATCAGACCAGTAGCCAAATCAAATGCAGGTTGTTTTCGATAAGCCTGTGAAGCTACCCAACGAGTAGCCTCACCTACTAATCCAGGAACATCTAGCAAGGTCTTATCAAAGTTGATCTGAGTGGAAGGAAGAGCAGCCTTAATAACTTTCTTGGTAGTGATAGGAGGAATGTTAGTCAGGTCTTCTTCGCCTGCCCAACGTTTCATCAGTAGAAGTTCTTTCGAGCTAATCCAATCCTTTAACGATGGCCAACCTAACACGCGGTCCTTATCTTTGAACTTCGTTATCGTATTTTCAATAGTTCGGATTCGCTGAGCAGAATCGTCATCATCTTCCTGAGTCACCTGAACTATAGCTCTAGCTAACCGGCGAACCTCAGTTGGTTTCCATTTACTATATAATAAGGCGCCAGTGACAGCATGAATATAATCGTGTCGGGATCCACCGTCTCTTGGGAAATTTCTAACGAAGAGTGCTCCAACCGCTAGTTGATTGAGATACCTATTTAAGCGAGCAGATGATAGTTTAGCCACATTCTCTGCGTCTTCGCTAATAATATAGTCATCACCATCAGGATGAATGGAGGGAGGAAGGACAGTTTGAGTACCTGAGGATCTCAACTCTACGATCATCTCCTTCTTAGGTCCTTTCCATTTCTGCGTCTCAGCATTCTTACTGCGATATAAGAAATGAGTGTCAGGTCGATTTCCCCTACCGAAGATGAATGTCTTTGGCAGAACGTACTCAGCCAGGTCAGCTGCGTCTTCATCATCCAGGTCAACGTCGACTATCCAACCCGAAGGTTCTCCCCACAGACCGCCGATGTTATCACCAGGTTTGAAATGATCAGCAACGGTAGATTCGGTAACTCTTAATCTAGGCCAATTCTTTCCCTTTGGACGTTTTCCTCTTGGTTTAATAGGAATCGGTTGAATGCCACGGTCTAACCAATCCAGTGCTGCTTCTTCGCTATTGAGTTTTCCATTACGCGGCATGGGGTTTTCTTCCGCGCTTCACCTCATTAGTTTTTATGGCCCTTCGCATTCGATCAACAGCGGGTTCATCAATGAGAACCAGAGTGCCAATCTTATGTATGGGAATTTTCAGGATACGGAGCATTCTACTAATTCGTTGTTCTCTCACCTTCAGTCTTGTTGCTGCCTCTCGGATGGTAGTGAAAGGGAATTCTTTTTCCGGGAGAATATTATACTGATCTGTACAGGAAGGCACAGGTGAGTTTTCTTGTTTCAATTTCAATTCCTCTGTTTTATAATTGACGAACTGTCGCAATTTATACGATATTGCGCAAAGAGTATACTACTTTTTTCACCGAGGTTTTTATGTTAATTATTTTAGAAGGGAGTGATGGGTCAGGCAAGACGTCTTTGGCCAACCGGATCCGGAAGGATCTTCAGCAGTACTCTCTATTCTTAAGGTCAAATGGTCCCCCTCATCATGTAGGACAATTAGCAGATGTCATCGGCTTGTTAGCCAGCCTCCCACCTCACATCCCCGTCATCTGTGACAGAAATCCCGTCATCTCAGAATCCATTTACGGACTCATCATCCGTGGCAAGTGTATGCACGGATTGGATCTCGAGCAATTGGCTTTCATGTTTAAGTCAGCAATGATCATCCACTGCCGTCCCAACTATTCAGCTCTAGCAGCTGGGATTAGGAAAGAAGTGCAAATGGAAGGCGTTGTTCTTAATCACCGCAGAATAGTCCAAGCATACGACACTCTAATGGGTCAGCTTGAAAAAGAGGGAGTGTATATTAAACGATACGACTACACAGGTCCTCCTCAACTAATCATGGACTCGATTAAAACTTTCATAGGAAAAAGCAGATGACAGATCGAACAAGATTCGAGAATTATTTCAAGGATCCAGAGACAGTAGACATGGCTGAGATGTACACAAAGTTCAATCTACCCGTCCAATTAAAATCCACTCTTGCTCGAGAAGTAATGCAAGAACGAATGATATTCCTTCGAGAAGAGGTAGAAGAATTAGCTGAGGCAATTGAGAACAAAGATTTCTTAGAGCAGATAGATGCCTTGATTGATATTGCAGTAATAGTAAAGGGATCAGCAACTTTGATGGGACTTCGTTGGAAATATCATTGGGATGAAGTTCATCGAGCTAATATGATGAAGCAGCGAGGAAACAGATCAAAACGTCCAGGTATGAAATATGATCTTATCAAACCTCCCGGCTGGATAGGACCAGACCATCTGGCAGTAATGGATCGACATGGAAGAACTGGATGAACGATCAAGACTACATACGTGAAGGTGCTAAGCTGGCTAATGGATGGAAGATCGGTAGTGACACCTTCAACACCTATGTTTATTTTAGTGCATGGAAGGAAATCCTACCGGGACTATCCCAACCAATGCTTGACGCCCTCGCCGCACAGCTTGTAAGGCAGGTGGATGACACAGTCGGTTATTACGTTGATACCTATATCGGGGCATCAGTGATTAGCTCATCACATACGGGGGAGAGCATTGCGAGAATAATGAGTGATGACCGCACCATGAACACCATTAAGGCTATTGTAGATTCAGAGGTGCTGAAATGAGTTCCTGGCCAGAAGGATTCATCAAAGAGTGCATTGCTCATCCTGCCTTGATGTACTCAGGAGTTCGGAAAATCTTTCAGGATCTGACTTGGACTACTAACGAGTTGCCTGACTTAACTTACGGAGATTTAGGATATGGACAAAACAAATTCAAACAACTCACAAGAAATTATCTTAACCTTGACGAACTGGAAAGAGTACGAACACTTCTCGATAGACGTGCAGGGCAATCGTTTACTTCGGTTGCCATGTCACTCCGTGGCGCCAACAAGGCAGACAGTCGGTCTATGGGTCATTGTATGCAAACCCTCATCATCTCCTGGGCGAAGGATCATGAATCGGTTGAAGTTCAATATCGGTCAACTGAGTGCATCAAGAAATTCGGTGCGGACCTTGTCTTTCTCCGGTATCTCTGCGACGAACTTGATCTTGATCCCAGCATCTTTCGATTTCGATTTGCCAATGCCTACCTTTCGGGAGTATTCTTCCCGACTCTTCTCCCTCATTGGGATCCTATCAACTTCTTCGACTATCTTTTCGAGCATGATGAAAGACTCTTCGCTGGCGGAACAAGGTTTGTTCTTAGGTCAGCTCGCGCAAAAAATCAACATTTTCCCTATAGCCCAGAGAATCAACAACACCAATTCGCCTGGAAAAATCTCGATATGCGAATGATCAGAGATTACCTCGAAGAAAAACATAAAGAGTACGGTAAGCCTCTACCTAAAATCCACAAGAACAAAGCAGACTACATTCCTCGGAGTAAGCGATGATATACCCCACTTTTCAGTTAGCTATTGATAAGGTTGAACACAGCATATTAGAACTATCCTATCCTCTTAAGAACGAACGATGGCAGAGTTTGGATATAGCTGCTCAGCCAGGACATGAGATGAGAGAAGTGTTCAATACTTCCTTTGAGGTAGCTATTAATAACGAGGACTATCATGAGTATCACACTGACATTGAACCCAACCTCCCCTGGGCAGACGATCACTTTGAAGAACGAGTCTGGGGAGTTCCTCTCAATCCAGGGGTGCAGTGGGCTAACTGGCCTTATGCCAACTCAGCAGATAAGTTTAGAACTGAAGGTAAACAATTCTCTCATACCTACATGGAACGTTATTGGCCACAACTTGCTAACATAGTACACACTGCAAGCGGAGATGTAAACCCCCTAAAATTGGTGAAAAAGGGAATTCGCTACAGGTATGGTGATCTACTCGATGTAGCCAATCATCTACATGACCACCCTGAGACCAGACAGGCTTACTTGCCAGTATGGTTTCCTGAGGATACAGGCGTAGTTCATGGAGAACGAGTACCATGCACACTGGGGTATCATTTCATGATGCGACACGGTTACCTTCACATGACATATTATATTAGGTCCTGTGATTACACTCGACATTTCCGCGATGATCTCTACTTGTCTCTGCGGTTGCAGCTTTGGATGTTGGATAAACTTCGATCTATCGAAGAGGGTGCACATCCTCGCCAGAAGAAATCAACTCTTCTTTGGCCCAAAGTTCACCCGGGAATCTTCGTGTTTCACTGCGCCTCCATGCACATCTTTCAAGGGGACTTTGAGCAGCTGTGAAAGAATTCACTGACAGGATCTATAAGACCCAGCGATGTTGGTATCTTCGAGCCTTTCGGTCAGGAAGACCTATTCGAGGACGGTATACTCAGTTTCAATACCTAGGTCGTAGAGACTTTGCACATCGCTGGTCGTATGAGATCTTCAAAGGAGAAATTCCTAAGGGGTTATGGGTTCTTCATTCCTGCGACAATCCTTCCTGTATCAATCCAGCTCATCTCAGAGTGGGTACGCCTAGTGAGAATACAAAAGAGGCAGTAGAAAAAGGACACTGGAATCAGGCTGGACCGAACAAAGATATGAGCGGAAAGAACCACTGGAACTACAAGCATGGAAACCGCGTAGGAGTATGAAACACTACAGAGTTAAGGAGCTTACCTGGACACGAGTAGTTTATTCTTGTGGAGGAACCTGGTCATGTGAAGAATGGGTCTGCGATCAATACCCTGATCTTCGCAATCGAGTACACATGCAAAATGGATCCAAGAATGAGTTCTATCAGTTTATGCTCCGAGGAGATCACGGAGTTAGACACCCATCTTTGAAGAAAGCCTTCAGAGCTTTGATGAAACGGAAAGCAATAAGGATTGGAAATGTTAACAAGATTCAGCCGAGACGAGTTACTCGGAAACATCGCACAACTCATAGCTAAACGCTCAACCTGTCTTCGCACTCAGGTAGGAGCAATTCTTGCTACTGAGGGACGCATTATTTCAATGGGATACAATGGTGCTCCATCAGGAATGTCTCACTGTACCCCAGAGAAATGTAACGAGGCCCACCCTTGTACAGAAACCGTGCACGCTGAGGCCAATACTATAGCCTTCGCTGCTCGCAAGGGAATCACAACTGAAGGATCAACTCTGTATTGTACTCACAGTCCTTGCAACGAGTGTGCTAAACTCATCATCAACGCTGGGATAATTCGCCTCATCTACTGGGAACAATATCGAGATCCCGAACCCATTAACCTTTTACTTTCAGCCCGGGTTGGAGTAGAACAGTATTGAAAAGCTTTAATAAAAACTGTACGGCCTGTCCCCTCCATGAAGGCACAGATTATGTCTGTGCTAAAGGAGTAGGACCGAAAAATGCTAGTGTGATGATCATCTCTGATAGTCCTTTGCCATTGAAGCGAGGAGTACCAACTGCCGGTGAACCTCGCAAGATACTGATGCGAGAGCTGGCTAAGAATGATTTGACTGATGACGTCTACATTACTAACTTAGTCAAATGTCAAACCCCTGATAAGCGACCCCCTACTCCAGAGGAAGTGAGAGCTTGTCGTCCATATCTTGACAAAGAGATCGAAAAACTTGACCCAAAATTTGTTATGACCATCGGCGTTCCACCAACCAAAGCGTTGTTCAGAGGGAGGGCCAAAATCAATCAATTCCATGGGGAGTTCATAGAAAATGATAAATGCAATTTCATCGGGATGCCTACATATCATCCAGCATACACAATGCGTGACCCATCCAAACTGCCCGGATTTCAACATGACATTAAAAGACTTGCTAAGAAACTTCGCGGAGAAGAACAAGACCAATCCTTCAAGTGGAACATCGTTAGACGAGGAAATTGGCACGAGTTTATCCGCGAATTCACAGCAGCACCTGAGTTCGCTTTTGACTTGGAAACGTCAGGTTTGTTCTCCCACTCCAGGGACGGGTACATCACTGCCGTTGGTATTGCTCTCCCAAAAAGAACTTGGATTATACCTGGCTTTATGCATCCCGACTTTGCAGAGTTTGGAATCGGCCCTTGGAGAAGAGGAAATGCCTTAGCTCTACTTGTTCAACTTCTGGTCAGAATCCAACACGAGACTAAGAAGAAAGGCTACGCTTGGAATGGCAAGTTTGATAATCTTTGGCTCAGGAATATGTGTGGCGCCAGTTTCAAATTACACTTTGATGGAATGCTCGCCTCACACACTCTCAATGAAAATACCGATAATGACTTAACATCCAACTGTCGAGACTTCTTAGATGTTCCTGAGTATGACATTCCTTTAGGCATGAAGCAAGGTAAGTCGAAGACTCCAATGATCAACTTCAAATATTGCGGAGAAGATTGTACCTATACGTTAAAACTCGTTAAGATTTTCCAGAAAAAATTTCGACAGTCATTCACACTTCGCAGACTGTTCTACAAGCTAATCATGCCCGCTGCTCGTGCAATGGAAGACATAGAGATGGAGGGACTCACTCTCGATCTTGAAACGATGGAAGATATAGGACTAGAGCTATTGTCAGAGAAGGTTCAATTCGAGAAGCGATTGAACAAATTAGCGGGTCGAAAGGTCAATTGGAACTCACCTGCTCAGGTTGCTGTAGTTCTGTACGAGGACCTTGGATTGAAATGTACGGAATGGACTAAGAAGAAGAATCCTAGCACCTCTGAGACCGCTATACTGGATCTAATGGGAACGCATGAAGTTGTTGACCTGTTAGTCCAATATAGGGAACGAACAAAATTCATCAGCACCTATATCAATGGCTTCAAGACATTTATGGTGGGAGATAAACTTTATGTGTCATACAAAATCCATGGAACTGTCACAGGGAGGTATTCAAGTAGAATACACTCAATTCCAAGAGACGGTAAAATTAGAAATCTCGTTACAGCTCCCGACGGTTGGGAGTTTGTCCAAGGAGACCTTTCTCAAGCTGAACTCCGTGCTGCAGCAGCTGCCTCTGGAGATCTCGAACTCAGAAGGTGCTTTACCGAAGGTATTGACGTCCATTGGCGAACTCTTCTTCATACTCTCACATCCGCAGGTCTGGGCGAATACGTCAAGCAACTCCGAGAAACCGCAGCAAAAATCTGCCATGGATTCCCCAACGAAGGGAGAACTTTAACCGAAGATGCAGAAATGCTTTTAGATATGGGGCCAGATTTCTGTATTGAGATATGGTCGGGATGGAAAGAGGGTAGGAAGAAAGCAAAGGCTATCAACTTCGGATTCCTTTTTGGAATGTACGAAAAGAAATTTATGGAAACTGCAAAGGTGAAATACGGGTGGCATGCAACCTTTGACGAGGCACATCAAGCTCGGGAGAGTTACTTCAGTTTGTACAGTGGTCTGCGAACGTGGCATTCGAGACAGAAGAAACTTGCTAAACTGAATGGATATGTACGGAATCCTTTCGGACGTCTTCGGAGATTACCTGGGATCGAAGCGAGAGACCGGATGGTGAGGATGGAAGCCGAGAGGCAAGCTATCAATGCGCCCATTCAGGGTTTCATCGGGGATTACAAGGCTGTGGTTATGGTCGAGGTTCACGAGACGGTAGATCGAACCAAGTTCCGCCTGGTTGGAGAGCATCACGACGCTATACTCGGAATCGTGAGAACAGAGTCTAAATCAGAAGTCTTACCTCAAGTTCTTCAAATCATGCGAGAACCAAAACTAATGAAGACCTTCAACATCGACTTAGGTCTACCTATGGAAGGAGAACTTGAAGTCGGCCCCTGGGGCAGAGGAAAGGCTTTTAGTGAATAAAGCTATTTACAGTAGTGGCACAATCATCTTAGAATGCAGAGCCTAGGAGAAAAATCAATGCCGTCAACGAGCCAATCTGAGATCAACCTTTTTCGCAAATGCATGAAGGCACATGATCTTCGCTATCGAGAAAGACTCGAACGCAAGAGACCTATAGTTCCCATGCTTAGAGGGAAGATCTTGCATGAGATGCTTCATAACCACGTCATGACTAAGAAACTGAAGAACTTCAAAGAAGACGCCTGGGATGCTCTGGAGAAATATGCTGAAGAGTACAAGAAATTCTTCGAGGAAGAGAAAGAAGAGCATGGGGATATCATTGCCGAGTGTGAACGATTGTTTCTTGCCTATGTCAAGAAGTACAAAAACGACGATCTCACCTATGAGGAAAGCGAAATATTTGTAGCCACTGATCTATCAGATGATCTTCGCTTCGTTGGTTACATTGATAAGATTGCGATTGACCTTCATAAGCGACGATGGATCATGGATCATAAATTCATGAAGAGTATCCCCGATGCTGAAGCTCGTTTTCACGAACTACAAATGATCTACTACATCTGGGCATGGAATCGATGGAGACCTGATCAACCTGTGGATGGTATCTGCTGGGATTATGTTCGTACTGCACCCCCTACAATGCCTGCTACTCTGAAAAGCGGAGAACTCTCACAAAAAGCAAGTCTTCGATGTGATCGAGACACGTATGAAGGAGAAATCAAACGTCTCAAACTGGATCCAAAACCCTACAAGAAATATCTAGAGATGCTGGGGAAGAAAGATCACATGTTCTTTGAGAGAGTATTCTTACCTACTCCCAGTCAGAAGCAAATCGCTCAAGTAGTGGAGGATCTTCGAACTACCGCAGTGATGATTAAGCATATGAAGGGAATTGCTCCAAAGAGTATGAGTAAGTTTAATTGTCAGGGATGTCAATACAAACAAATCTGCGAAGCTGAAATCCGCGGGTTAGATGTTAAGTTCGTCAAGAAAAAACACTTCAAGAAAAAGGAGCGGCATAGTGGCTAAGAAGGTAAAGAAGAAAGTAAAACGGACTGCTCCCGGTGGGGGTAAGAGTTTTGCTAAAGGAATAACACCTGTGGAAGACCTGACAGACAACGAAGTTATGTTGGTCTATGGCCGATCAGGAAGTGGCAAGACTCACTTCAGTTCAACATGGCCTAAACCTCTCCTAGTGATTGATGTCAAAGAGAAAGGAACAGCTACTATCAAAGGCATCGAAGGAATTGAGGTACGAAGAATCACGACCTGGGATGAGTTTGAAGAAGGATACTGGTACCTGAAAGACGGCACCAAGTACAAGACAATTGTCATTGACCAGGTAACTAACCTCCAAGATCTAGGAATGCAGGAGATTCGGGATCGACACAACAAGAAGCAGTCTGATCTATTCGCCAAGAACAACTGGGGTGAACTTGGAGGACTTCTCAAAGATGCCATCAATCGATACCGGGATCTCGATGAACAGTACAACGTTGTATTCATTGCTCATGAACGGACATTTGCTGGGGGAGACGAAGAGGACGATGCACTTGAGCCATCCATTGGCGCTCGAGTTATGCCAAGTGTTGGGGCATTCTTGGATGGAGCAATGGATTCAATTGGATCCTGCTTCATTCGAGAGAACTGGACAGGTAAAGGAAAGAATAAAGTAAGAAAGGTAGAGTACTGTATGCGGATCGGTCCTCATGCCTATTATTCAACAAAGATCCGTAGACCCAAGAGTGCAGGACCTTTACCGGATGTGATCACGGATCCAAGTCATCGTAAGGTGCGGGATCTTATAACAGGTAAATCTACTGCTAAGAAGAAAGTAACCAAGAAACGCAAAAAGCTAGCTAAAAGGAGTAACAAGTAATGGCACGATCAACAAAGAAAAAATCCCGGAGCCGTAAGAAGAAGAACACAATCAGTGTTGACTTCGAGGGCGTTGAGTCAGGAGGTGGCCGTGTAATCCCGGATGGAACCTACACTGCTAAGATTCATGCGATTGAGGAGAAAGAGGGACAGGAGAGTGGTGAACCTTACCTGGCTTTGAAATACAAGATTGCAGAGGGAAAACTCGAAGGTGCAATAATCTTCGACAACATTTCTTTGCAACCTCAGTCCCTGTGGCGTTTTCGTACTTTCCTGGAGCTGATTGGCTATGATATTGAAGATGGCCCTATGGACATCGATCCAGCTGATCTGCTTGAAGAAGAGATTGGCATTGAAGTAACCAATGAGGAGTTTGACGGGAAAGACAAGCCTCGCATCACTGGCTTCCTACCTGCTGGTGAAGAAGAGGAAGAAGAAGAGGAAGAAGAAGAGGAAGAAGAAGAGGAAGAAGAAGAGGAAGAGCCGCCTAAGAAGAAGAAGCGGAAGTCCCGAGCCAAGAAGAAGAAGAAAATTCGAGTTGGATCCAAAGTGAAATTTGATGATGAAGAAGGCGACACCGTCAAAGGCGTCGTAACTGAATTGGAAGATGATACTGCCCATATCGAAGATTCTGCTGGCGACGTCTGGGAAGTTGACCTATCGGAACTCGAGGCTGCATAAGCCTTGTTGAAGACAACTCTCAGGAACTATCAACGTGAAGCCGTCCAAAAAGCAATACAACATGACGGCTTCGCGTTTTTTCCAGAACAGCGCACAGGCAAGTGCCTTCTTTCAATTGCGATAGCTGACCATGTCAAACCAGATATTATCTTTATCGTTTGTCCCAAAAAAGCTTTACGTGTCTGGTCCAAGGAATTCGACAAGCATCTGGATGTGGACTGGGATTGTTACATTCGCTACATTCATTATGAGGCTGCCGTTCGTAACGCCCAGGATCGTAGGCGTTATTATCGTCTGGCCGACAAATGGAAAAAGCAAAGCCGCTCGATTATGGTCATTGTTGACGAGATCCATCGCTGTAAGAAGCGTGGCACACGTAACTCTCGTTTCATTCGCACAATTGGTAAGAGATCTACCTATCGACTTGGGCTCACCGGAACACCCATTGCTCAAGGACATAAAGATGCGTGGGCTATTTTTGATTTTATCCAGCCCGGAGCTCTGGGTGACCGATGGAAAGATTTTGAGAATGAGTACCTTGAGATAGAAGAAAAAGAAAATTGGAAAACTAAGACCACTTACAAAGTCATCATAGGACCTAAGAACGAAGAAGAATTCAATGAGATATTTCATTACTATTCATATCGAATCACACTTGCCGAAGCGAGGCGCGCTGAAGGATTACCCGGTGCTCGCATTCGACATAAGAAAGTATTATTCGATCTGAAGAAGACATCATGGAAACCTTACAACGAATTGAAAGAGTATCTCGAGACAGTAGTCAACGGTCACAAGATCGACACTCCGCTTGTTCTAACCTTATCAATGAAGCTTCAGCAGATAGCAGGAGGCTTCGTCATTCAGGACAAACGAGTACCAGGACAGAAGCGCAAGAAACGCCAAGTCCATACGGTAGGAGCTGAGAAGATGACAGAGCTTGGAATGCTTTTGATAAATGAGGAGAAGCTCCAAAATAAGAAATTAGTCATCTGTTGTCGATTCAAACACGAGATAGAGGAAATAGGGAAGAGATTATCTAGAATAGGGCTATCCTGGAAGATCATCTCAGGTAAGCACGAATACAATGGAGAATTTGACGTCGATGTGATCATTTTGCAGATTCAATCAGGCGAGGCCATCGACTTATCTCTCTCAAACACGTATATTTACTATTCTTGGAACCACAGCTTGATAAATTACGAGCAGGCCAGATTCCGGGTTCAAGCGTTCGATACCGAACAAGTCAACTACTGGTATCTGATCGCCAAAGGCACCGTCGATGAGGACATGTTTGAAGCAGTGGTGAAGAAGAAGAACTTATTAACACTCATATGTGATCGTTATCGGAGAGCCGCATGAAAACTATCAAGAAAGCAACTGATGCCATAAGGAAGGAACTCTCTGAGCCACTTCCAGACCATAAGGAGAAAAACATGGCGAACAAGAAGAAAAGTAAGAAGAACAAGAAAGTGAGTAAGAAGGCCTCAAAGAAAATCGTCAAGAAAGGCAGCAAGAAGACTAAGAGGTCGAAAGTCGAAGGAGTCACCTTGACTCAGCTGGCTGGTGAAGCTAAGATCTCTGGCCAAAAGGCTCGTCAGAAACTACGCGCGGCAGGTATTGAGCGTGAAGCTGGCGGACGCTGGGCTTGGAAAGAGGGTTCTAACGCCCTGAAGAAAGCACGGAAAGCGTTGGATCTGTGACCACTGAGGCAAACCTGTGGGAGTGGTTGCGTGATGTAACCCTCCCTTTAGGTCACTACACCCGGATTGAGTCAGAGTGCTCTCCGGGTTTTCCTGATGTTTTCTGCACCATCCCCGATATTCCCACCTTCACGATGGAGTTGAAAGCAGCAAAAGATTCTCACGCTCATCATCCATTCACTAAAAAGACGGGTATGCGACGATCTCAGTTAAAATGGATTCCCAAAGAAGTAGCAGCGGGGGGAACTGTCTGGATCCTAGTCGAGATAGGCAGAAAAGTTTATATTATCGCGGGGATGAATGTGAAATACATTAATTATCACACTGAAGAAGAGATAGCCTCTATCGCCGTCGCTATGCTTACTCGGGGAAAAAACCAACAAGCTGCCAAGATTTTACATGAAATTTTATCCAGAGGAGATGGAATATGAGAAAAGAAGTCTTCTGGTCACAAGTAGATAAGACTTCTTCTTGTTGGATATGGACAGGTGCAAAAACAGGAAGAGGATATGGAACATTCCGAGTTAATAGAAAACAACGCGCAGTCCACCGTCTCAGTTATGAATTACATCATGGTCCCATTCCAGAAGAAAAGATGATCTGTCATCATTGTGATACTCCTCTTTGCATAAATCCCAATCATTTGTTTCTTGGAGATGCAAAGCTTAATGACGAGGATATGAGAAATAAGAATCGACAACCAAATCTGAGTGGCCAAAGGAATGGTCATTCCTCTCTCACTTCTGAGAAAGTCCAAAAGATTCGACAACTCTATAAAGAAGGACAAACACAACTTCAGATTGCTAAGAGATTCAAAATTCAACAACCAACTGTCTCAAAAATTGTAAGGAGAATACGATGGGCACACCTACCAGACATTGCACCTATTTAGACCATAGACTCCTAGAGCGCTGCAGTGAATGCGGAATCACAGTTGATCTTTGTCTTTGTGTGGAAGTCAATGATTCTGCTCATAGGCGACTTTGGAGTGACGATGGGAAAATCATTCGAGCAATCCGAGGAGAACTTCAGCAAGCTCGTGAGAAATTCCCAGGTGCTCAATATATGCTTACAGCTTTGAATGAAGAAGTGGGAGAACTCAACAAAGCAATGATGGAACATAGTCGAGGAGAAAACGTCACCACTGCTGAAGTCTACAACGAAGCAATCCAAGTAGCTACTATGGCTATCCGGGTGGCAGTAGAGGGAGATGATGATTTCTCTTACGAACCTTTCGTAATCTTTGGTGAAGAAAGTAATATCAATTAAGATCCGTCTGTTTTATAATGTGAAAATACGCTAAAAACCGGGAGAGAAAAATGGAAGCCACCGTTCGAGGTTTGTACACCGAGAAGGCAATAGTAGATGGACATACCTACGCCACAGGCAATAAACCAACCTTATGTTTCAGAGGTAGCGCACGCGGATTAGGAATTATCAATGACGGGGAAGGAATAATTACCATACCTATCACATTGGAAGATCTTGATAAAGCTCCCTTGATTATGTACGGACCCGAAGAATATCCGGTCGCTAAATTCATCTCTCACATCGAACGGATCATGCAAAATAAGCCCATTAGCGATGAGGCATTAGAGCTGATTCGAGAATGGCCCAACACCCCTGAAGATTTCGATCTTCCTTCCTCCAAAGTTAAAAGAGTTGCCACAATCAAAAGAGCTGCTCAGAAAAGCAAATCAACTATCATCTCCATAATCGCAGGAGAGATGGAATTACCCCCTGGCAAGATTCGCAAATTCCTTCGGAAGAATGGAATGAGTGCTCCGTATAATAACGAAGAAAAAATCCGAGCTGCGTTACAAGACTACTAATCTCCAGCTTTGCTTATAGCTTCTTCCAAAGCATCAAGCTTCTTATTGATACTTTGCCAGTCAGCGCGAAACTCATCAGGTGCGCCAGTTTTGGGTTTTTTCTTAGCAGTCGCTCGAATGGCAGCAGCAATGCCTCCAGCGTTGGGAACATCCTTTCCGAGTGCGCTAGCAATTAGCTCAAAGCTAGGATCACTGTCCTGAAGATCCACCCTGGCTCGTTGTAAAGCTGCGATAGCTCGCTTCACCTTCCCGCCCTTGGCGAATTGAAGACGGCGATTCATACCCTGTAGCCTATCGCCATAGTTCGGCGAGACGCTCTGAGCTGTCCTTAGCAGGCCGTTTGGCGCTCCACCCATTGGTCGTCTGCCCATAAAGCGATTTTGTCCATCTGCGAGCTGCTGAGGACGTCTAAAGGCGCCTGAGCGTCCACCAGCTCCTGCGTATTGTCCAAGCGCGCCTGTTCCTGGTCGAACACCAGGCGGAATCTGCTGAGGCCCTACAGGACCTGTCGTGGCGCCAGGCGGTCTCATATTCGGAGGAACCATCGTTCGCTGGGGCGGAGTCGTCCCCATCATTCTCGACCGCGGATCTATCTGAGGTTTGACAGCCTGCTGTAGGCCACCTCCTAGGGGCGGAATCATTCCTCGTCCTTGCTGAGGTCTTCGTACTCGCATACCTGCTTGAGCTAATCCACCACCTTGATATCTTTGTCTCTTCATTGCTTTACTCAACAGTTTGGTGCCAGTATCGGCACGATTAAATTCTTTAGCTACCTTAGGCTTGATTCCCACACGCTTAGCGAATTTTGGATTATGCGCTGCAGCGGCCATGAATCGAGCTTGTTTGGGTGTTTCACTAGGCATTATCTATTCTCCATAAACTTGATTAGATCTTGACCACTGTAACCTTCATTCTCTAGATCCATAGCCTTCCGAATAAACCAATCATCATCAGGATCCCGAAGCTCTCTTAGCGATTCAGCTTTCTTAATAATCGCATCATACTCAGGGTGTCGCTCGAGTGGAATATATTCATAGTCGCTCTTGCCTCTGGCGAACATCTCTCGAACATCAAGCAACTTGTCATGTTCTAAGAAGTCATAAATAGATTCTCGAGAAGCCGTATCTAGATTGTCGTAATATTTGACAGCCGATTCAACATCTCCCTCTTCAAGAGATTTGACAATAATGTCATAGTCGTCAGCATCACCTGTAAACATCTCGTACATATCCATATCAGGATGATCTTCAACTTTCCATTGCATCGAATCCTTATCAGCTGCTCGAGTGATGTCATCCTGCATATCTCTCATCACATTGTCAGCTTCACGTCTAAGGTAATCCGAAACAGATTGTAGATGAGGAATAGATTTCTTGACAGCATGACGCGCTGGCATGATCGCTTCTTCAATCTCTTTCAGTCGAGGAGTAATCTCAGCATGACGTGCTGCCTTCCCTGCTCCCATAGCAGTTGTGATTGTCGCTCCTAATCCTTTCAGGAATCCTCGACGAGTTAGACCTTTGACTTTACCTCCGCCTGCATAACCAAACCTTACCGATCTCTCCATCTGACTAAGTGCGCCTTCTTCCTCAGACGTTGTAACTTCTTGCTGAGCCTGGTACTCTTCGTAGAGAACCTTCAATTGCTCATAGGCTTCTTCGTCACCCTCTCTCGCTCGCTTGACTAGTTCTTCAATGTCTGGAGGAATATCACCGGGCTCAAGCATGGTCATCAGACCTCCACCAAACAGAGCACCGCCGATGTAGTTAGCAACTTTAGGCTCGATGATGGGAGATAAGAATTCCATACCGAATCTCGGTGTGGCTCCTGCTACTCGTTTGAGCCATCCTCCGACCGGCTTAACTCTATTGGCCCAAGCTAGGGGAATAGGCAACTGACCCAGCATCATCCCCCCAGCCAGCAAAGTGTTCTCAACCAATCCTTCAGGTTCCTCGAGTCCCAATGATTCAAGAGACTTTGCCCAGTTCTCCTCAGTTCTAAGTCCAGCAGTTTCTGCAAATTCAGGAGTGGGGACTCCTACCATTCCTCCTAGTAGAGGAAGTGCAGCTGTCTCATCGATGATCCCGGGGATAGCTCCAGTTTGTTCTTGAGCAGCTTTCCATGCATCCAACTGACGACGATACTCTTCCATGTCATACATCGCAAGAGCCGGATCAGGATAAGCTGGACCTGAGCCTGGACCTGCATATTCAAATTCACCAGTGGTCGGATCAACTCCGTACCACTGAGATTTAAGTCCGGCGATGGGATACGCTCCAAGCTCGTACATTCGTTCGCCAACGTCCTGACCAACTAATGCACCTTCTTCACCAACGAAAGGAATAGCTCCTCCTAATGAAGACATCAGAGCTTTCAGAAGGCTTCTAGCAGGACGCTCATCTTTCTTGGCAGATCCTCCCTCAGCAAACTCATGTTTGTATCCACCTATTGGAGTCTCAGGATCGTAGATCTCATCAAGAGGATTGACTGGTACAGTTTTAGCAGGAGGAGCTGAATGTTGTTGTCCCATCATCTTACTAAATTCATCATCACTTAACTGAAGCAACTCTTGTAATTGTCTCAATAAAGCAAGAGCCTCAGTAGTATCTCCCCTCTGAATGGCTTCTCTTGCTGCCTCATGAAGAGAAGGACCAGCTTTCAATAAGGACTTAGCTTTAGGCATTACTGCTGTCCCTCGAGCAGTTGACCGATCTCTTCCATGTTAATCTCTTCTTCTTCATCCTCTCCAGTCATTAAGAATGTACCGATTCCTCCGAGTAATGCACCAGCTGCTGCAGCTCTGCCTTTCTTTCTAATTGGAGCAGCTTTACGTTTACGAGAAGCAGCAACCTGAGTAAGTCTCTGTTCTAACTTCTGAAGTTCTGCATTGTCCCCCTCGTTCAGAATCTTGATAATCTCATCAGCTTCTGTAGCACTTAGTCTAAAGTCTTTTCTGTCAATGAACTTCATGAACCATTCAACTGGTCGAATAGCCCTCGCTGTTTTTAGTACAGCACCAGGAGTGAATTCATCTTGAGACGTCAGCTCCTTAGTCATTCGAGAGGTTCGACCTCGTTCTGCTCGACCAAGTGTCTTCTTACCTTCTTGGAAGAGTTCCATCTCCCGACGCAGAGCTGCTTTGAATACTTCAAAATCTTTCGGCTTGTCGAACAATAACGCCAGTTTATCTGAGACGCCTGGAGAGCCCAAGATTTTCCTAGCTGCATTGATATCTGAAGTAGGAGTATCTAGCTGCTCATACAGACGCTGAGTAACGCCAGCACGCAGCGCGTTCTTCTCTGCCCAGGGCATTCCTTGAAGCATACGCTTCGCTTCTTCTGTTGGCATCCTCAGATACTGTTTTCGACCAGTGTCCAAAGCCTCGAGAATTTCTAGATCTCCTTTGTATTGCTTTCGAGCAGCTGAATAAGCAGGAGTAGTGTTCTTAGGATCATCTAACCAAGTCACGAGAGTCTTTCTCATTCCTCGAAGATGTCGACCAAGAGGAGTGGCTCCCATGTTCTCTTCCTTACGAATGAGTTGATCAAACCCTCGCTTCACTTGATCTAAGAATTTCAAGCTAGGACGTTCTACCCAACCTGCGATGTTCTTCTTACCGATAGGCTCTTGTTCAATGTCGTCCATAAAGTCGAGAGCCATGTGAACAGCCTGCTCACCATACTTATTGTCAACCATCTTCTTCCAGAAAGGAGGATGATCAAGAGCTGGATTCTCAGACCAGGCTTTCTCATAAGCGGGTCTAGCTCTTTCATAAAGTCTCTCGGTAAGTTTATCCTCAGTAGCAAAATACTCAGGTGTCTTGAATCTCCGACTAACTTGTTCCTCTACTCGAGCTCGACTTCCTTCATGCCGCTCTCCTAGCTCAGACAAGACTTGTTCTGCTTCTGGTCCTCCAGCAATCAAAGCTTTCTCACCCAGCACTCGAGTCATTCTACCTCCAACGTCCAGAGGTGTCTCAGGAACTCCAAGTCGTTGCCCACGACGAACATCTTGCATTACAGTAGCAGGATCTGTACCGCTCATCTCCATAGCTTCGACAATCTTTCGCTCAGCTGGTCTTCCTGAAGTAAGTTGAGGCTGTGCCATCTCAGCTAATCTCTGCTCAGCCGATATAGCTAAAGGACCTACTGCCGCACCTGCTGCTGCTCCTCCCAGTGATTGAAGAATTTGTTCAATATCGATATCTTCCTCTTCAACTCCAATCTCTTCCAGATCGAGAGTCTCGTCTTCAATCTCATCAAAGTTGACAGTGCCTCCCTCTTGGAATTTCTTTTTAACCTTCCCTCCCTCAGCAAAACCTTGTTTCTGTTTGTGCTCTTCATAAAGACGAACAATTTCTTTCTTGTCGCCTGCATCCACGAGACTCTGGGATACTTCGAAGCTTCCTCCATCAGGCATATTAACCATGATCTTTTGCGATGGGGCATCAAATCTATTGTAAGCATTGTCAAAAACTGCTGTGATGTCCTCAGGATCCAATTCATTACGAATGGCTAGAGCTCTGTATGCATCTGCTTTGAGTTGAGCTCCTTCTTTGGCAGTTCCATATAAGCCTACAGCCTGATTCAAGAAGTCAAGCCGTTGCTCTGGATTCAATCGTTCACCTCTTAACATGTTATTATAGAGAGTTACGATTCGACCAGGGACACCGGCTGTTGCGGCAGCAGTTGCAAATTCGCCTTCTCGTACTGTGGAACCTGGATCCAACATTTTCATAAAGTTGAAGATCATTGCCAGATCGCCAGCAGCAGAGGGATTTTTCGCAGCAGACTGAACTCGTCCATAAGCATCAGAGACTTTCTCATAATCTTTCAGGAGAGTGTTGAATTCTTTCCGCATACCTGCTTCGTGAGTTAGATTCTGCTTCATCTCCTTGTCACGACGTTCTTGCAGCTTGAAGTCTAACTCTTGTCTGGATAGTCTTTGAGACTCTTGTAGTTGTCTTAACTTGAGTTCGCTACCCAGCATACCTCGATCGACTCCTGAAAGAGCTTGATCAAGACTTAGGATTTGTTCTTCTTTTGCTCGACCGAACTCATCTCGAGCTGCGAACTCAGGTTGTAAGGCTCCAGCTAGATTACCCAGAGTTTCTCCAAACTGTCCCGTCCGAGTAGGTTTACCAAACGCAGCAGCCGCAGCCAACCACATCTGACGAGGATCATACTCTCTTGCTAAAACTTTCTCTCGAGCATCTCTAAGAGCTTGACGGGATTGCTCAGCTGTTTCTTCATATCTTCCTATAAACTCTTCAACATCGAAGCCTTGTTGTCCAGCCTGAAGCTGTTGAATCTGGTTTACCTGAGTTTCTTCCTCTTCTTCATCAGGAGCGCCGATTGCCGCAGCTAAGCCGCCTTCTTGATAACCTGCCATCTTATTCTCCCGGTTGTAGACCGCGGTAAGTTGAGTACAATGAGGCTATCTGAGATAGCGGAGAGGGACCATAAATATCTGCCGGTCCGGTCTGAGAAGTAGTTGTCTGAGTCGAGCTTGGAAGACCTCGAACAATATTTGACATCCAATCAACTTGTGATCGTGGATAGTCACGCTGTTGTTGAAAGTCTTGATAAGCCAGATCCAGACTCTGTTGGCCCATGCCTCTCTGTTGTGCCCCAATTGCTTCGAGTCCTGCGACATCTCTTCCCAGCATTGCTTGTTCTGCCTCTGCAAGAGCTCCCATCTGTTGTCCCCCTGCCAATTCGCGAGCTCTGTCTTGTTGAAACAATTGTCCGGCTTGTCCGTATGCCTGAGATAGAGCTCCAAGTTGTTGTCCTTGTAATCCCTCAGCAATATCTCGAGTTCCTCGAATACCAAGATCCATCATTCGATCACCACCGAATGAGCCAGATCCAACAAAAGCACTTTGAAGCTCAGGAATGAATTGTTCTGTGAGTTGTCTTTGAGAAAGCTCAGCTTGTCGATCCAGTACATTTCCGATGTATGGATCCATGTACTCTCCAACCTGACCAGGGAATGAGGCCGCTCCCGCTTGAGTCAATCCCCCAGCAGTTTCTATCCCCGGCTGCCAGGCTCCAATATTCTCCCGCCCTGATTCAAAGGCTTCAAGCTGCTCAGGAGCCCATCCCGATATGCGAGGACCTCCATACTCTTGATAGGGCTCAGCTGCTATGACATTAGCACGTCCAATCAGTCCCTGCGTATAATCAGACAGCCACTTTGGAATGTTCTCGACTGTTTCTCCGTAAGTCGTAACGGAAGAGGGTGGCCTGCCTTCAAACAGAAAGTCTAGTACACCTGGCATTATGTTTCTCCTCTAGCGAGCACTCTCATTCGCCTTGCTAACATTTGATTTTTTACTCTACCGCCCCGAGCTTTCTTCTCTCGAAAGGCACTTGCTGCATCTTCCCCAGAATTGACGGCATCCAAAGCCCTCTTGACTGATCCTCTCTGAAGTCTATTCATAGCTGCTTGTATTTCTCGGATCTCTTTATCTGGAACTTCTTCTGCTAACATTCTATCCATCTTTCTTGCCATCTTCTTTAATTGTCTAACCTTGCCTCCTCCAGCATAAGCAGCTCTACCTCCTTCCATATAATCTAGTGGACGTTTAGCGTCTGCCGAGAACTTTCCTCGCGCAAGACCTTTTCCTTTATGCTTGCGCAGTGCTTCTCTCATTTCGTCAAGACGTGCTGCTCCATGATCATTACTACCGTCTCCTAATAAAGAGACAGTCTCAGCATCCATTACATATTCGCCGTCAGATAGTAATGCTTCAATGGTATCATCACGTCCTGATCCTCCGCCCTTGGAGTGACCTCCCTCTGCGAAGCCTCCACTCATCGATGACAGTCGAGCCATCATAGACTGAAGATCTTCTTGAGACAGATCCGCGCCTCCTCCTGAAGTTGGAGGGGCTGTTGGCGTTCCTGCGGTGTTATTTCCCCAGAATTGAAACTCACCTGGTTGTTCTGATCCAGTTTGTCCATAAGTATAATAGGCATTAGGATCCATGGTCTGTCGAGTTCGATCTAAAGCATACTCAGGAATAGGTCCTCCAAAATCTCCTCCTCCACCTGCGGGAGGACCATCAGGTTCACCACTTCCTCTTAGGCTTCCTAATACTCCTGCTCCTGCCAAAGCCAATTCAGGGTTTTCTTTTAGCCAATCCCAACCTCGGGTGAGAAAGTTACCGGAGGTGGGAGTTCCTAATTGAGTTAGTGCCCCTGACCCCGGAATGGGAGACATGTCAATAGCACCACCTGGAGTTCCTCCAAAGATGTCAGGTTGTCCTACAGGACTCATCTCTCCAGTTCCAGAGGTTACCATGCTCATCCCTCCAGTGCCAGGAGCGAAGATGTTCTTCAGGCCTTTTCCGATCCCTGTCTCAAGAGGTTGTAAAGCTCTCATCGCTTCGGCGTTTATTACGTTTCCGAGAGCACCTTGAGCGAAGCCTCCTCCACCTATCGTCCCACCTGCTCCTCCGATAAGCGCATTGCCAGCCATTTCAGCAGCTCGACCTGTTAATCCTAGAGTCTTTCCAAGGCTTAATCCTGCTCCTCCTCCAGTTAGTCCTGAAATTGCACCAGAGAGAGCGCCTTCTTTACCTCCTCCTGCTGCGCCGATTCCTGAGCGAATAAGAGTATTACCAACTACTGTGGCAGCTTTTCCTCCAAGACCTAGAGCACCACCTAGAGCTGATCCTGCTCCAGGGATGAAGGCATTCAAAGCAATTGGAGCTATAAATTGAAAGATGGGACTCTTGACAATCTTCTTTACAACTCCTTTGACTTTCTTCCAAAGTTTAGACAGAAAACCATACTCAGGCATTCCTGTGTTGGGATTAATATCTGGCTCTCCCCACATTCCAGTAAGAGCTTCATATTCTTCAGGAGAGACATGAAGTAAGATCTCATCATCTCCTCGCCCCATGCCTCGGACTTCTTCTGCCGCTGCTAAGCCACCTTCAGCATAATTGACAGAACCTCCCATCTTGTACAATCGAAGATTCTTGACTCCAGATTGTTTCTTACCAGTCATTTGCTCAGCCAATGCACTCATCAACATCTCTGATCCGCCGGGAACCGAAGTGATCTCTTCCATCCCTGCGAAGAATTCTTGAGGAGTTCTTATTTCTCCGCCCTTTGCATATCCTAACCCACTCATATCATCATCCTAAGTAATTTCTATCCATTCCACAACCCGAGACCCAGTTTGAGTGACTCCGTGTATAGCTGTGCTAATAGTTATCGCCATCTCGTACTCCGGAAAACCGGCCTCTTCAGGAGAATAGCCATTCGAGATAGTGACACCTGATGGCCCTATGAAAACTTTGTTCGTACTTACTCCAAGGTTTTTAATCCTTACCACAGAGTTTGCTACAGGTGTAAAAATTTCACCCGTAGAATCAGTTACTGTCACTTGTCCTGTTCGTATTGTCATCCAGGTAGATCCACTGCTTGATTAAATCTCATCGCCCATTCCATCCAATCATCAAACTGATAAGGATTAGGTGCGTTCTGTCCTTCCAAATTCGGTGTATCTAAAATGTTACTTGCCCAGTCTTGCCATTCCTCTGGATCATCCAACCGTTCGATAAGTGTCATTGTGCTTAATGGCAATGCCATTCTATCAGACCATTCTATAACTGTCATTCCTCGAGGATCGATGTTCACGATTCAACCCTTCCATCCGCGGGTTCGATATGAGCAAAAGTTTCTCCAAACTCATAGTCTCCTCCAGCCACATTAGATTCAAATCTAAAGCTCATCAATCGTTTCACTTCTTTAAGCTTTACAGTTTCCTCATCTCCAGTTGTAGCATCATCATTGAAAGTAAATGTTTCTCCATCAAGAATCGGAGCTCGTGCATTGACTCTTCCTCTTACTATAACCGTCATATCTCCAGTTTGTACAAAATCAGGTTCTATCCTAGCAACATGTAAAGATTTACTCATTGATTGCTCAGCGGTCAGCATTGAGATCTCCGCTGTCTCGAAAAATGAAGCAACGGCATTAGCTGTGCTTCCTACTAGTTTATCAGTTCCGGTCTCATGTTGCCATAGCGTAAACCCAGACGATGAACTAACCGTGTTGTCTACCAGGAAGGGTTTATTGTATACCTTAGCGAAGATACCCGCTGTCCTACCTTCATCAGGAAGCTCGGTATCATACCAGGTCTGTTCAATCACATTGTAAATAACCGCGTGTGTACACTCAGTTGCATTGTCACGGGGATAACACCACCAGATCTCCCCAAACCGAGGAACTTTGTAAGCAAAGACTTTCTGCCTCTGAGCGAAGTTTAAATTATCAAAGAAATGATTGACGTTCATAGGATTGGGCAAATCTCGAACAACACCATTGAACATTAAGAATCTATCTACTCCAGCCCAATAATAGATTCCATCATATTCAATAACTCCCTGAGAGGAGAGAATTGAAGTCTCAGAAGTTAAAGTATCAAAATTCCAAACTGTAGCTCCCCCAGTAAAGGTTGCACGCACCAGAGAATCGAGTGACCAGAATAAACCAGCGGGGCCTTGACCAGCTCCTCGCAGTGGAAGTCCTTTAACAACTTTTTGAGGAGTAATGAAAGCATCAGTATAAACCCCCTGAGGATCATTCACAGTACTATAGCTGATCAATCCGTCACTTCCGTAAACGAATAAGAAGGGACCTAATGCAATTACTCCTCCACTAACTGATTTTCCTGTGCCTGCCAGAACTGTTGCTGCAGAAGGGGGACCAAAGAAAACTTCAGTAGCAACCGAGCTATCGATGTCTGTAAGATTCTGACCTGCGTGAGCAATCAATTGATTGGATGGAGTTACCTGATCAAAGAAAACATCGAATTGCCACAAGTTGTTTACGCTATTTACAAGTCCTCCGGGAGATCGATCATTTAAGATAGACAGATTGCCAGTGCTGTTATTAATAACAGCCTGTTGCAAACTCGACTCTTGTCCAATATGAACAAAGTTCTGACCGTCTTCAGAAAAAGCGCCCATTCCTCTGGCTAACTCAGGGATGACATTAGTGGTAGAAGAATAACCTCCTATCTTGCGAGGTCTTCCACGCTGGAATCGACACCACTGTCCGTCAACATAATTGTCTCCTTCAAGACGTGTGCCATCCCTTTTGATACCAGGAGCAGATTGTATTTTGACAGGGAGTTCGCTCATGATTTCGTAAGCCTTATCCACGAACCTTCTTTGACCGTAGTATCATTTGCGTCAGATGTTTGCTGCGCCCATTGGAAGTCCATCGTGCCTCCGGTTCCAGCGTTTGATCTTATGTACCCCTTCAGGTTTATCCCAGCATCTGCTGCATCAACTATTGCAATTATAGTCATCGCTGAAGTAGCGTCTGGTGTATGCTCAGATATGTTTGCTCCTGTAGAATCCATAGCTTCAAAATCAAGGAGCGCATCCTGTGGTGCATCAGAGAACTGAAGCGCCATTTGAAAATTACCGACATCTTGTACATAGGCAATAAAACCTTCAATCAGATACCGAGTATCATCCTCTAAAATCCATCCAAGAAGCTGAGGATCATCAGATAAGACAATATCAGTATTTCGAGAGGTATCCCCTGTTTTGATCTTCGTAACAGATAGTACCCCAATCAAATTCGTAGCCAGTTTCAGAGGAGTGACAATAGTGACATCATTAGTTCCTGCATCAGTCTCAGCCTGTGTAGCAATCTCAGCTGTTCCTTCTACGCTCTCTGTTGCTGATAGAGTAGCGATGGTTCGATTAGCTGAAAGATCACCTAAGCCTGCCGGGTCAATTCCATTGCCAGCAATTAGAGTAATATCAGCTGATGCCTTTCCCGTAGTTGCATCAATAAGTTCTGTGCCATTTGAATAAGCAATAATACTTCCACCTTGCGGGATTTCAATGGTGGATCCACCAGTTACCTTGGCGAATAAAGAAAAAGCTCCGGTAGTCGAGTTATCGAGCCAGTATTGTTGTGTAGTAGCCGGAACGATGATTGTCCTATTGGCAGTAAGTACTCCCGTAAAATTATAGGAAATCCGATTTAACTGAGTACCGGAGAGAGTGAAATCGCCCGAGCCGGCGATATCAATTGAAACAAAGTCAAACTCAAATGTAGCACTTTGACCAAGACCTACTGTGAAAAAGTTTGTTCCATCCGTAATGATAACTGCTGAATTGGTCTGAGATAATCCTAAAGTGGCAGCACCGTCTATAGTCCCTGAAGGAGGAGTTATCGTCAGTTCACCTGTTCCGCTATTGCGAATCATTGCGAACCAATTTGATCCAACTGTTCCAGGGCTAGGAAGATTAAGAACTCCCGCTCCACCTGTCCAGATTGTTAAGGTTGCTCGATCTGCTGTTACCCAAGTTATGGGAGTGACAGCTGTTGAAGATGGTGCAACAATTTGCTCGAGAGTAGAACCATTAGCTTGAAGTCCAGCTCCTACTAAAGATGCAGCATCCGCAGTTGAAGTTCCAGCTCCCAGTTGAAAAATCCTCCAGAGTCCTGCTGCTGTACTGTTATCTCTCAGGTAGACAAGTTGAGCAACCCCTGCTGCCACAGAAACGATGACTCCTCCAGTACTATCAAGGATGTCTATCGAATTAGCTCCAACGTTGTTAAAGACTGATTGAATGCCATTTGAAACTTGTCTTGCATCAGGAATTGAAACAGTAAGACTTGAAGCAGTAGCATTAAGATCCATGATACTGGAGACTACATTACCCCCGACTTGCTGCTCAATCGGCCATGCAAGAGTTTGATTAACCGAGAAAGTCAGAGATAGATAACTTTGACCTGCTGGGTAAATAACTGCTCCCCCAAATACTGCTGTAAACATGGCTCTATGCCTCCTGTCTTGAGGTGGTTCTATCGATGATCTTTTGCAGATCCTCACCATTTAGTTTCTGCATATCAGTATCGTAATTTTGTTGCCAAACTGGGATCCTTTCATCATTCTTCAAGAAGCGAGTGGATTGTAGTAAAGCACCATGTAAAAGTGTGTTCGGTGCGTGATCAGTCAGCCAATTAGTTTGATTGCTGTCATCTAATAAAGGCAACAGTTGATAATAAACCACCTCGAATTCATAAGCCGCATCCGGAGTCGGAACAATCAACCAATTCTCATAGTCATAGTCCGCATAGAATTCTGGAGCAGCTTGAACGGTAGAATCTGGGTGGAAGATTCGGCAGTATTCATAAGATCGAGGAAAAACAAAATCTCTTATATTTCCTCCAGGAACAGTTGCTCGATTGATACTAATAGTATCGCGCCAGCGATCAGGCTTTGCATACACAGATGTACCAGCAGCCATCACACTAGTCACAACATTGATGAACCCTTGAATTTTCAGAGTGCGAGCAATGTCCCGCTCCGCCAGATTAATCAAACGGGGCAATTGCTCAAAGACTGTAGTGTCCACCGAAGTGCCACGCTCCAGGTACTGGCGCAGATCGGTCTGCAGCGATGTAAATGTCATTGCGGTGGGCATTGTATTACTCCTCCGGAGGCGCTGTCAGTTCGCCCAGACGATCTTGCTGCTCTTCAGTACGTTCGTCCTCAGGAATCGCTTCTAGCGCTGCTATCTCCACGGCGATCTTCTGAGCAGCTACTTCTGCTGCTTCTTCAGCTTCGGCAGCTGTTGCAGCTTCCTGGATCGTATCATGAGCAGCATCGCTCCGTGCTCGAAGTGTAGCCCATTCCTCCCGACTAGGTTCTCCACCTTCAGCAGCCATTCCTTTGATTATGTCCGAAAATTCCTGGAGCTCTTGATGACCCTCATCGCCCCGAGCGATCAATTCTCCCAAAAAACCTAACAATTCAGAAGCTTGATCCATCCGAACACTTGAACCTCCTCCCAGTGCAGGGTTTTTAACGATCACTGATAGCCCGTTGATAGCAACCAGGATGAGTTGAAGTATACTCATTATTGTGCTCCTTTAACCGCAGAGATTAAGTTATTGACAAGTGGTAAGAGTTGCTCAGTCCAGCGATTTAGACTATTCATAGCAGTAACGTATCTTGACTCACTGGTTTCACCTAACTCATATTCCGCCTTAATCTCCACAAATTCGAGAGTCGCAACAATGAGTGAATCAGCGATGAGTTTTGCTCGATCATCCGCGCGTCCAATGGCGATCACTGCGCTTCGAGGAAGTTGACCACTAGATACTAACTTAGCAGCTTGTTCTTCGAAGATCACGAATGTTCCATAGGCAGCGTAGGCCTTCTGTTCAACTGTTTCGGCTTGGGCAAGAGGGTTGGATGCCACGCAAGCTTGTAGCACCAACATAATCGCGAGCAGATAAATGGACTGAAATTTTAATATCGGCCTCATTCTTTTCTCCTTTCTTTAGTTATAGTCATGTTTTCTTAAAAATCGGCGAGTCGGTAATGGCTCTCAACCACATGTTACCAAATCCCCAGATTGCAGTCAGTGATGCTCCAACGGCATCAACCGCGGCAGTTACTTCTTCAACGTCTGGAACCTGAGTCTCAGGGTTAAAGAATCGGATTAGCATCGTTGCTCCCATAAGAACATTGAACGCTATTGTTTTGAAACCTTTCAATTTATCTAACATGAAATCTCTCCTATTCGACTAACTTGAAGTTCTTAATGAACTCCTCTTCTGTTCCTGATCCATGAATTGTATTGTAATACTTCTTCCAATACGCAGCATATCCTGAGATATCTCCGTGTTGTGGAAGAGGACTGCGAATTCTCCTATAATGAATTCTGCACATAATCGAAGCATATCGTAAATCCCAGATAACTCGATCTGGCCGAGGCTCTCCCTCCGTCCGTATGGCATGCAAAATTGACTCACGTAGATCTGAGCGATCATCCACGAAGTTATCCCAGTAGTCATTATAGGTGAATGGTTCAACTTGAAAGAGACCCAAAGCCGGACCGCTCCCCAGTTGCTTGACATACTTCAGGTGGGACTCTTGAGCTGCAGTTCCCATCACTAGATCTTCTGCTGCTAGAGTATGTAATCCTACCTCCATCAACGCTGGACGGACGATGTACTCTCTAAGTTGCGACGCGTTCATCAGCTTGTGTCCGCCTGGAGTGCATCCTTCGCCTCTTCAAGCGCATCTAGCTCTATTTCCTTGTCAGCTAAGTAGCTAGTGTCCTCCTCACTCCATTCATCGTCTCTGCGTTCTCGGAACTCTAGAGCCGCAATCTCCTTCTTCGTAGCATTGATGTCTCGCTGCAAGAGAGCTACGAATGCTTTATTGATCGGAGCGACCTCAGTTGCGACAGTCTGCTTGATCGACGCCTGCATCTCTTCAGCCAACGCGTTTACGAGGATGGGCTGAATGATGAACCAAAAGATAGGAACGAGTCCCGCGTAGGTCACAATCTGATTGATCCCTATGCGACTCGCGCGTTCTTTTACTTCTGCTTTCGTCGCCATTTTCTTAATCCTCAGTTATTGTATGACAATACCGTTGGGGACGATAGTATTGACTACCACGTTAGCCCCCTCCGTAGTACCACTGACGTTTATCTTTGCTCCATCTCTAACCCTGAAGGCTGTTCCAGGAGGACCAACTGACCAGTTAATTGTCGCTGTTGCAGCATCGATAAGACCGCCATTTAGCGTATCAAAAATAAGCAAATCGACTGCGTTAAATGTGCAGGATGGAACAAACACCTCACCGCCATTAGCAAAACAAGCAGCTCCTGTTACTACGTTTAGAACAGAACCAAAGGCACGAACAAATCCCCCATCAGCAGCTTGGGCAGTATTAGATAAACTAGAGGTAAGAGTTGTGTTGTTCGCCCATATTTCAGCACCTTCGGCCAGAAGTGCCTTTGCAGATGTTCCCGCAGCGCTGATAGTACCGCCGTCAACATTAACTCTAGCACCAGTGTTGGCGAGAATTCCATGGTGTGAAACTCCAGTCGTTGCTACGGTAACACCTGTAGCACTGATGAACCCACCAAGTTCTGCAAAAATTCTTGCTGCACCACAAACGATATTTTCGCCAGAAATTTCGGCCCCGTTGCGAGAAAACAGAGAGTATCTTGAACAACCCGTAAAGTTGGCGCTGACCGTATCATCTGTGACGCTAATTTTACAGGCTCTATCTGCAAACACACCATCCTGACAATTTTGGGCAGAACACGAATTTGCATTGATAACCGAGGCACCGCGTGCCCGGATTCCGGCGCCACCACAATTATCAGCGTTTATCCTACCAGCGTTAATGATAGCGCCTTGAGTAGCTAGTATACCATTCACACCCGCACCAGAAACATTCGCCTCTGGAATACTAGCCGTTGCACCTCTCGTAACGATAACACCGTCATCAGTTGCATTGGAAAAATTAGCAGAGGCTGCGACCATCCTTGACCCACCATAAAGGAACGCTCCGTAAGCACCTGCTCCTGAGAAGTTCGCAGTGTTGGCAAACAAGAATGCACCCTTGTCCAGTGTCAACCCATTGTCCGGAGTATTAGTAATACCTTTTCCACTTTCAACAATTGCTCTGGAACCGTTGATCAAAACCAAACCATCCCGACGCACGGCGCTTCCTGTTCCATCGACAGAAAAAAGAGTATTAATTCTAGGCAAGACACCGCCGTTATCAGCCCCAAATGCATATCTAGTTGAGGCTCCGTCCACCGGTAGCGTGTTTACGTCCATCGAACTTCCGGTGATAGTCACCGTCACATCGACTGAAGTAATCTGAATCCAACTAAGATCAACACCATCAGCCAACACCTGTTCATCCATAATGAATCCAGATAAAAGCTGAAGAGTCGTTGTTACTTGCGGTGATACTACTATAGGCGACCGTGAAGACAGATCTTCAAGGGCTGCGTTAATCGTTGCGAAGTCACCGCCAACGCCGACAGTATGCGTAACGGAAAGAGGAGAAGTAGCACTGATCGTGAGTGATGAACCCGCCCCACCATCAACTACATCAATCCCAGTCCCAGCTGTTAAGATTCGCTCGTTAGGAAGGTTGGCATCAGCAGATACTACAACGAAACTAGTTGTAAAACCTAAGCGGCTGTCAGCTACAGTAGTTTTTCGGCTAAAACCCCCCTGAGTTAATTCATAAAGTTCCGCTCCAGTGAGTGGAAGAGTTGCATCAGGCAGATCTGAAATTCTTACATTGGACATTTTGTTATCCTATATCCACGTTATCTTGAAAAGGATTTTCCATGACACGAATACTGCCATCTTCAGTGATTCGAGGATTCACGCTGCCAATTGCTACGATGACACCGAACAATCCAAACGCCGGGTGAACTGCCCCTTCTTGTAAATCATCAATAGGGACGTCTGGACGAACAAAACGGAGAGTGATGTTCTCTGTTTTCCTCGCCGGTAGACGGTATGGGTCATAATCATCAAGGTCCTCTATGCAAACCTTGAGCCCAGGCGTATTTGGATCTGAATAAAGCTTTGTGAGAGGAAATTTGCAACTACATCGATCACAGATACCTATTCCGAAGTTCGATTCACCAGTTGTGTCAATGAAGATAGACATGGTTAAGCCGTATAGGGTCTGATGTTGGGTCTAAAGAAAGCAGAAGAGCCATCGCCTTCGCCGTCCCAGGCTCTTTTGAGTTCCCAGGCGGCATCAGCTTCGATTATAGGAATCAACGCAGGATCGACCTCCTTGATCTCCTTGCATAAATGCTTGGCCAACTGAAGAACAACGGCTAAATACCATCTCTGAGGACATTCGATCTCTTGTTGCATAGTTCCTACATCTTGAATTTGACGATGTAGATACCCAGTGATCTGTGCAAAGGTGAATTGAAGCTCAGGATTGGGCCAAATAGTCAAGATCGGATTCTGACGGTCCTTGTCATACCAGAACTGAGTAGGCCTTCCCGTCCTGGTCTTGTTAGGAAGGTTGTTATAGTCAGTCCGATTAAGTTGATAGAACGGTATCTCCTGAGGGGTGTTCTGGAACACCAGCTCAGTGACGTCTAGGACGGTCGTGCCGCTCGCTTGTAGGCGCCAGAACAGATGATCACCAACACCTTCTACATCGAACCACAGCCATTCTCCTGCGACTACAGCTTGACTAGACAAGGCTAAGATATCCGTGAAGGTAATCCCATCATCAGAGAATTGAAACGAGAAGTCCCAAGTGCCGGTGACATTAGGCAAGAGACCATAGATCGGAACAGTGTTGTTTGAAGTCAATTCCATCTGAATGAAGCCTGCAATTGAAGTCTGTGTGCAAGCAGTACTCAGATCAGCATCAAAGGCATTATCAGCAACTCCCTCAGATGAGGAGTTAGTTCCATCAATCCGCTGATTCTCCCTGAGGTTTACATCAAAGACATCAATTGTTCCCGCTGGGGTAGGCACAGAAGCAATTCGCTCATAGACTGGTAGAATGAACTTATCAACTGTCCACAGAGGAATTCCTCGATTACCTAGAGCTGACAGTTCTAAGAAGAGAAGATCCAACGCTACTTGGATCGGCTCACCCGCTATCTGTTGCGGCACCAACTTGCATCGTCGAAAAGCATGATCAATCACCTTTCTCGTTGGAAAGACCGTTGTTGCTACTGTCCCTGAGGTTGCCATTTAATCCTTCCCGTACATCGGCTCTGAGTTGTAAGGACCGCCATGCTTCATCTTTCCGCCATGTGCGTACTTTGACGCATGCGCAGAACCTCCTCTCTTTTTAACGTTCTTCGGCATCTTTTGAGGAGCCTTGGATTCCATATGACCACCCTTCATTGCCTTCTTTTTCTTTCCACCATGCTTGTAACCGGGACGAACCTTAGCTCGACCGCCAGCCTCAATCTCTTGCTGACTATCTCCTTTAGTTGCAGGCATATTACCAGTGTCCTTAACGGCACCCCCTCTAGCGAACCCCATCTTCTCACCCGCCTCATACAGTGAATCAAAGTGGCCTCCTGTTTTGAAATCACCCATCATCCTCCTCCTGTACTAAGTTCAAGAACTCATCCAACTCCTCTTTCACTTTCTTCAGGCAAGAAACTCCAGCTTTGATCGTATCTTTGTTCTTGATCTTCTTTTCGTTCACAAGAACTCCGATATTATCCACTGTAGCCGATATAGCCGCCGAATCAATAATTATTACACATGCTCCACCACTCATCTTATTTCTCCTGTTCAGGGACTTCAAGTCCGTGTTCTACCATTTTAGATTTCAGACTGAAAATATAAGCCTGAGTCATATTACTTTGCTCTGCCCACGAAGTTCTCTCGTGGTTCAAATCTTCTCTTAGTTCAGCTTCCAATGCTAGCAACTCCTCATGTCCCAACACCTTAAGAGCCATTATCTGATCATCAGCCTGATTGGAAATGTAGACAGCCAGTATTGACATCCCAAAACTTAGAATGACAACAAACAGAGCCAGCGTAGCTATGATGACAGCAGCCCATTCAACTGTCCTCTCTTTCCATCGAGCAGTTAGTCTATTTTGCTCGGAATGAATTTCTTCAACCATTTTTGTTGACTCTTATGTGTTGGTTAATTTTATCCTGATGAGAATGCAGATCTTCGTGCTTTCTAAGAACGACTGTGTGTCCCTCCAGCGTTTTTCGAAGATCCTCAGTCTCAATAGCTTGATCTTCTAATCTTCCCTTCACGAAGTCAAATAGTATGACCACACAGATGAAGAACAAAATAACTGCGGCTGTAAGTAAAGTTCCTATTAGTTCCATTGTTTTATCCTTAGGCTACAATAGCCCGATCCTGAACTCGACGCCAGTTGATGCCATCGCTGAATGCGAGCGTAGCACCTCCGGTCTCATCGCTGACTAAAATCATACCCCCTCCACTACCAACATTCGGCAGCGTAGCAACTGTATAAGTCGGCGTCTCGGGATAGCCATGCTCGCTGAAGGTCATCGCCAGAGTCTCATCAGTAGCACCGGGTTTGACGGTCTCAACCGTGATTTTACTACCCTTGGCTGATCCGCTCCAATCTTCCACAGTGAAACAGCGTATTACCGGACCTGAGCCAGTTTGCTCAACGCCATCATCCCCGAGGAATAGGATTTGCCCGAGTCTATCCGCTGACAGTACAGCACTTAGTGAGCCTTCACTTCCTCTCGAAAGCCCCATTTGGATCGCCGCCCCATTAAAACTATTTTGGAACCGGAAAGTCCTAATTCGAGTGGTAGCGGCATTAACGCCAACAACATCAATAGCCCCGTTAGGAATGATTGATGTATCACCACCGAACTTAGTGCTGCCCTGAAAGGTGAAGTCGCCGAGCAAAATACTACCGCCGCCAACAAGTTCCTGCCGGATACGCTGGTACGCAATATCAACAACTTTGCTTTGTGCGCTTCCAATAAGATTAGAACTGCCATCTTTGAAATCAACTCGCGTCTGATCACCAACAGCAATTTCTGTAAAAGAGTGATTTGCAAATCGATTCAGCAAATCATCCCGGTTAACATCTTTCAGTTCACCCATACCATCACACCCCTTAAACGATACTCAATTTAGCCAAAGCGAACTCTTCACCGTTAGCACTAGATAGATCCTTGAATTGCAATTTCACCTTATCACCTGAGCCAAGTGTTTTTGAAACAGGGAGCGTTGTCAGCGTTACCGGGCTGGTGTTGGTTAAGAACACGGACGCTTTACTATCATCTTGCACTTCATCATTGATGACTATAACTAATTCTAGCTGCCTATCTGTAGTACCTACCCGCGCAACGTTGACGGTGCCCGTAATAATTTGCCCTCTGGTACGGGCACTCGTCCATTCTAATTCGCCGTTAGTTTCATCGTGGAGAAAAGCCTTTTCATTCTCAGAAAATAGAGCATAGAAAATGTCTGTAGCGCCATCGTCAATGTCGGTGAATTCGTCTTGCACAACCGTGACAGGCAAATAGGTATTACCATTATCGAAACTAGAGCCGCCTCGATCACTAGAATCAGACGGAGCGGCTGCACCGCTGTTGTCGCTCATCTCCCATCTTGCAGAACTTTGATCGAACGTAACAGGGTGATTGATTAGATCAATGCGGTTGTTGTCTGCAATCATGAAGCCAGTATCATGCACGTCAATGGCGACCGAGAAATCTACCGGAGTTTCAAACTCATATTGTATAAGCCCGGTGATACCTTTCATCACACTGACTACGGCATCATGCAGCACCAACAAATTAATACCGTCAAAAGTAAGTCCAGCATTGTTAGTGCCTATAGCAAAGCTCGATTTAGTGGTGTCTGAAAACCCCTCTTTGATGATGATCAGATCGGTCGTATTGTCGTTTAAGCAAATGTCAGCACCGGCAAAAGTTATATCAATAACAAGTTCTGTCATGTTAACAGTGCTCAGTATTGTTGTGCTGAAGCCATCGTGCTGGCGCACGGCTCCGCCAAAATCAGCGCTGTATAAATCCCCTTTATACCAAGTTACCCCTTGAACATTCGAACTCGGTGCAGCAATCGTCACGTCAACCGTGCTGGTCAAGCCCACATAGCGAACAATATTGCCGGAAGTGATATCGGTGGTGATCAGGTTGTTGTTAGCATCAACACACGCGCCGCGCACATTGCTTGTTACTGGTGTGAAGTTGCTACTCGATACAGGCGTGCACTGTAGAACTTCTCCGATAATTCCTAAGGGAGAGTTTCTAATCGTTGCCTGGACAAATTCGTCGGGGTTTTCAATCTCTATTAAATGACCGCCAGATATACCGGCATATAGGACGTTGTCGATTTCCAAGCGGCCTATCGTTGCGTTTACATCAAAAACGAGTACAGAGATCGCAGCGGTCTGCACAACATTGACTGTGCGGAAAGTAACGCTTGAGAAAACGTTAGCGGTAGTGAAATTTACGAAGCCTTCCAACTGCGAATCTTCAATGGTAACCGATCCGAAGGTGCCTAGCTCGATATCGTCCTGAATGACCGTCGCGCCAATAAAAAATACTGAGCCCGCTCCCGTATGGCGAATTGATCGCGTGTTAGAACCGGTATTTGCAACATTCATTTCCTGCAATGACAAGAAGAATCCGTTTGAATCAATCGTGCCGTCAGCGTTCGAGCTCGTGAGCACTGTGGTTAATGCCGAAAGGCCGGTCATCGTTAGGGCAGAGCTTGTCGTCAGCAGTTTGTCGCTGCCAAGATCTAATGATGCTGTCCTAAAAATGATTTGATTAAACGCGCTGACATCAATCGCCCCTCCTGATGGCGCAGGTAAGTCAGACAAGGTACGAACCACAAGCACAGTGGATAGTGCTTCCAGATCAACAAAGCCTCGGTCTACTATCCAGCGATCACCACGGTTAGCAACACCATTCGTCGCGTAGTTACCGCCGTAGAAAAGACCTTCCGTGTTTGCTTGGTCGGCAATCAGCATCTGACTATCGTCAATGCGAATATCCCGCACCGTACCTACTGTTCCGCCGATCCCGTCACCTTCGGTTACCTGCAAGCGGAATATCGATGGGTCGATTTGAAACTTGGAACGCTGAAGAAAATCCGCTGCAGTAACGTCGTACTGATTGACCACGAAAAAATCGCCGTCATTCGCGAGGATTGTTCGGTTCGCCGTCAGCGTGCCATCATTATCATAGAGGTTGCCATCACCGGCAGGCACCGAATAGGCACCAGCCGCATTTAAAAAATCGGTGACAGCGCCGACTGCTGTAAGCGTGACACCATTGACTGAAACCCCCGCAATGGCGGCATCCAGGTTTACAGCAGGATCGGAGCTCGGCCCTGAAACATTGATGTTTGTCCCGCCCGATACACTATCGACTTCTGGTGGCGACGAATAATTCCCTTGTTCATCCAGAAAATTGGTCCCCACTCCCAGCTGAGTGAGCACAACGCCGTTTACGGTGACACCATTAATCGAAGATTGTAAGGCAACAACCGGGTTCCCCGGATCTGTATCATCAACAAGCATGTTGTCGCCGGCAACGATGCTCAGGACAATCCCACCCCCGAGTTCCCAATCATAATCGTAATCATTGAGCGATTGTTTAGTAAGAACAGTGCCCGCAGCACCGCCATCTGGCATCGGAATAGATATAACCCCAGCAAAGCCCATACCGCTTGATTGTGACATAAAGACTACCTCAGGATTTGATCGATTTGATCAACATGCTCGCGCACCGATGCGAGCTTGGACTTCTCCTGCAGAAGTTGGGTTTTAAGGGAATCGAGATTTTCTTCTTGCGTCATGAGTTTTTCCCACCCATCAGCAAGATCTTTCTCACGTTTTTCTACCTGTCTCAGTCGTTCAACAGTTGTTTGAGAAACCTTAATGGCTGCCTTATTAACTTCCTCTGATCTGGCAGTCATTTCCTTGGCATCAGCTATAAGTTTCTCTGCTTCTGTTTCAGCAGCAGCAAAAATTTCAGTCGCTTCTCCTTCAGCACCTGAGATTATTTTCTTGGCTGCCTCCTTAGCCTCCCGAGTAAGAACGCTTTGTTTGTCGGCTTCTGCAGCTGCCTCTTTCTTGAGGCGCGGAATGTCTTCTACATCTCCCAGAAGTTTAGCTGCATCAATTGCTTTCTGATGGCCTTCTTCGAAAGCTTTCATCCTATCCACAAGACGAGGAGAATCTTCCACAAGATACTTAGGGAGTTGTATCATATCTCCCGTCATATCTCCACCGATACTCATGCGACTGCTCCAGCTTGTATCAGGGTGAACACAGCAGATCCCCCCCCTGAATTGGTTAAGATTCGACAAGCGCTAGGAGGAGCCATGTAGTTACCATCCATACTCGCAGTTTCACCGGCGAGAGTAGGATGATCGAACCAGCTCCGGATAGCTGAAGCATTTCCATCAAAGACATCATCAAATGTATGCTCGATGGTGTAGTTGATAGTGCCTATGACAATGATTCCAAGTCCGATGCTAGTTGGACTGAGGTACTTATCGATAGGAATGGGAATAGAAGCTCCAACTCCATTGGTGCCAGCTATGACTGCACCTGCTGTAGCGGCGTCCACTGCAATCTGAGTCACGGTGAAAAAGTCCAACAGAGACGTAGCAGCAGCAGTGTCAACTCCGGCAATGGCTTCAGTAATGGTACGACCTTGCTCATCCGTTCCAGTAACGGTGAACGTCCTGGCTGTATCATCCGCCGCTGAGGTGATGATGACTCTTCGTTGGGCATCGAGTATGGCTACACCAGCAACCACCAAAGCACCATCAAGAGTTAAATTTCCCCCAGCTAATGGAGTCTGAGTCTCGGCGATCCCGTTCGGATCAGCCGTAGCTAAGGTCCGTGATTGGATAACAGGTCTCATGATTATCTCTCCTGAGAGGCGAAGAGGTAATCAACCTGGACTGAAACAGCTGCAGCTGCTCTTGTGATAGCTCCGATGGTTGGGCCCAAGAAATCGTCAGGAAGAGTTGTACCCGCCATATCAAGGAACCCGCTCGGAGTGCCGTTGACTGCGAAGTAGGCTCGGTCGATGCCATCGAAGTAGAATTCAAGTGTGACATCTTCATCAGCGACGATGGTAGCAATGCCCTCCACGATGGCGGTTTGACCAGCAGCTGACCGAGCTACGATATCAATATCTGTACTCGCTTCAAGACTCTGGAAGAATATCCCGCTAGGAGGAGTCAGAGATGAAGACTCCATGAGACCTGCAACAAGATCAGAAAGAAGTACAACATCGCTGTTGAATTTGCAGCCGAAGTAAAGACGCTTACTAGCAGCGACAGTGAACCCTCTGGTGTTTGTTTGAATGATTCCAAGATCATTGTCATCATCGTCGGTGAGAATCAGAATTTCACCGCCCAGTGATTCAGCTACGGCTGTGATAGCCCCACTAGTCCCCGCAGTAGTAAAAGTGTAGCCGTTTATTTGAACGGTTACAAAGGAGGGTGCAAGGAAGTCATCCATGTGTGTGATGAACTTAGTTGGATCAAGATGACCCATTGAACCAAAAATAGCCGCAGCATTGCGGTTGGTGATACCGTTTTCGAGATTGGTATTTTGTATGTTTACAAGGCCCATGTTGTTCTCCTAAAGTTGTGGTCTTTCCATTTCACGTCTGGAAAAGTTAGGGGGCCGTTTCACGTCCGGCCCCCACCCTTCTTGTAGGTCTCTCGATTAGAGTCCTGGAGTACCGTAAACAGTCCGAGGATCTGTCCACGATGGGATGTAGCGTTCTGTTGACTTGTAACGCATAGAGTCTGTCTCGAAGTCGCCTTCCATTGACTTCTCAAGACCACGGCGTTTCATCATCTGCAAGCCACGCGGAGCATCGGTACCAATCCACCAAGCAGTCGTGCTGGTGATACGGGACAGATTAGCCTGTCCATCGCTCAGCAGACCCATTGATTTGATTGGGTTGATGTCGTTGTTAGCCGTACCAGTACGAAGCACGCTCTTCAGCAGAACTTCAGACTGGAACACTAGGCTCGGACCACAGACGATCTTCTTAGGCGTCAAACGGATACGCTTGCCGTTATTATCAACAGCATTGCGAATCTGAATGAGTGTCTGCTCAAGAGACGTCTGTGACAATGCCGCGGCAGTTGTCAACAGGTTAGAGAATACGCCAGCTGTAGTACCACCCGGTGCAATTGGATGGTTAGTGACGTTCAACGCTACGCCGTCACCACCGACAAACGCGCCATTAAAGGAACGATTGAAGATGTTGGCGCAGAGTGTCTCTTTCGTTTCGATCATGGACTGAGCAAGATGCTCAGAGTAGATCGTACCAATCTTAATGTGATCGCCATCTTCGACGAGCACCTTAGTCAGTGCGAAAGCAAGTCCGAAGACCTTGTAGACATAGCGTTGGATGAAGAGTACACCGCCGGCATCGTAGGTGACCGGCGTGCCGTCAGGCATTTCAGGTGCAGCTCCGAAGCCATACAGTACTGGCTCTTCGTGATAAGAACGTGGAGTGCCGTTTCTTTCTTTGAAACAACCTTTCCACTCGTCGGCGCGTTGATTGTAAATGCCGTCAAAACTCTCATTCAAAATCGGTTCAACGATTGAACGAAAGTCGGTGGACCTCATTGGGACAGCCATAACTTATGCTCCTATGTTAAACCAATTAAGCCGTCTTCACGACGGTGTAGGCGTTAAAGGCGTGCTCAGCAATCTGAACTTCGACAATGGTGAATGCATCACCAACGACGTTATCAGATCCAGGGTTGATACCGACAACACGAAGTTGTGCGGCAGCAGCGCTAAGCGCGGATGAATCCAACGATACGCTAGACAAGCCGGTCGTTGTGTTTCCTGCCAATGCATTGTAGTCCGCCATGTCACCCACGTTGAGCTGAAGAACGGAGCCTTCAGCTTGGATTTCATAGACGATCTGAGGGTCCATTGTAAAGTAAGCAACAATTTCTGTGCCTACCTGACCGGACTCCCAGAAGTTTGCGACACGACGCCTGCCATCAGTACCAGTGAACTCGACGCCCATGAAGGCACCAAGAACATTGGTAGCACCGGCAACAGCGGGAACTAAACCGCCAGTTGCATCTGCCCAACGCACGGGAGAAAACTGGAAAATGTTTGACGCCAAGCCAGAGATAATGGTACCTTGCTGCTGACGAATAACGCCAGAGGGATGCCAAGCAGGCTTTAAGCCAAACGGGGAAGCTACAGAACTCATAGTAATTTCTCCAGATTAAGTTAGTTTACCGAGTGGGCCGTTCTCTGTTTGTTAATGTCTCTTCAAAGTTCGGTGCATCCGGTGCTTGTCCAAAATCTGCTTGCCCCTCTTCTAGTTCGAAGCTAATAGGTGCCCTTGCCATTTGAGATGCCGCTTCCTCAGCCAGTATTCTGGCTTCATTTAACTTCGACTCCTCCATGAGAGGCTGCGTGTGATGCGCCTCAGTCATGTAGATTTCGTAGAGGTGAAGTGGAATCTTAAATGCTACCATCTCGTTCACTCCGACCATTCCGGCGTACTCGCCTGTCTTCAATGAGGCGTGTTCCCAACCTAGAATGTCGCTTGACTTGATAGGCTCATACCCCATTCTCATCCGAGAGGGGATAGGATCGCGTGGGTTCTCCGTGGTTAGCCAACAAACGTGATACCCCGGTATTGGCGGGAGATCAGGCAGTGCTGATTGGAAGAATGTTTGCCGAAACTCATCAAGTCTCTCACTATCACTTAGCTGTCGATCCTGGGTGACATTCCTATCACCTTCCTCTCGTGATGCGCGTGATTCAGATTGAGCGTTCAGTTTCGGGTCTCGTTGTGATAATTTTCTAGCCATGAGCTTTCTCCTTCAGACAGCTGTCGTTATGCCCGGTTCTCTGCGTCGTACTTGGAATAACTCTTCAAGTACTTCTGACGCAGTTCCGGATCTTCCCATACACCAGCTTCGATCATCGCTTCTTTACGCTCAGGGCTAATGTATACTTCGTTCTTCTTCAGAGGACGTTCACGCCCTCCAACTGACATGGTAGGACCTTTAGGTTTTGCTTTCGGCTTAGGTTTCTTCTCACCGTTGCCTTCATCATCACTATACCGATGAGGCAGAGCCTCCTTTACTCGTTCACTAAGCATATCCCAGTATTCCGGAGTAGTCGGATCATATTGCTCGTTGACTAGTTGTGCATCAAGCTGTGATACCTTTCTTGAGTCAGCATCACCACCGTTCGGATCCCACCAGTCGTGGCTTTTTACCCAGTCAGCAGCGTGACTAATTAGACGTGGATCCCTTTCAGGTTGTTCTGCTCGCTGAGTCATGGATTGTTTTGCATACTCCATCCGATTCAGCTGGTCTCGAAGATTATCTCTTATGCCTTGTGCCTCAGTGTAGGATGCACCATCCTGAGAGTCAATCGACTTTGTGATGACTTGATCAGCCAGTTTGATCTGCGACTTCAGATCAGTGATGCGAGTGTCAACCTGAGCAACTTCGCTATGACCAACCCTTGCATCTAATTCGGAGAACCGTCGCTCGAGTGTTTCATTTCGACCTCGAAGGAAGCTCATCTCTTTCTGATCACGAGCCCGAGCTACCTTTTGTCGTTCTTTGCGAGTCTTCCGTTCGGATCGACGTTTCTCTAGCTTGGTAGCCGCGTCGTCATCATCGTCTTCGCTGGCTCCTAAGCGTTCTCCCTCTTCCTCGTCGTCTTCTTGTTCTTGTTCTTCTTGTCCCTCTTTCTCTTTTGCCTCTTTTCCTTCTTCGTCATCCCCTTCATCATCAGTCTTATCCTCCACCGCAATGATTTTTTCTTCTTCTTCTTGTTCCTCTTGGGTTGAACCTGTCATCTCTGTCTCCTACAGTCAGATGAATGCTTTTACGGATAATGGATTGCCGACAAACTGACCGAGAAGGTCGAGGTCATTATACAATACGAATAGCGCGGGGTCTTGGCTGCCAGGCACTGGAACTTCCCATCGATCGCCTCCATACTTCGGAACACGAACGAATGTGCCTGCCCAGCACCAATCCCCTTCAGGCCACGATTCAAGAGTTTCGCGATTCTTGAATGAGACAGGTCCAAGCGTGATGACTTTAGCAACCTGAGTATTCCACTTCTCAGTTTGCCTGGCTTCCTCTGGAATAAGAATGCCACCTTCCGTCACAGTTTTGGGCGTACGGATCTGCACGAGAACGCGAGATCCATAAGGCGTAAGACCTGGCTTCACATTCGGAAACGCGAAAGACATTGCATCTTCGTGAGTCTGTTTGTGGTCAGGTATCTCTGCGACGTTAAGTCTGGTCATCTACTTCCCCTATCACATCTAAGAACAGCTGCTCGGCACGATTGAGGCCTTGGAGCGTTCCACAGGCTTCTCCATATCCAAAGGCAGTCTTGTCCTTCGGTGTTTTGAGAAGTTGGATGCATCCGGCCTGTTCCTCTTTTAATCGTTCTATGAAGATCTGTTCGATCTGTGGCACAATATTACCTCAGCACGATAAATTTGTAAATAGTACCCTATAGGTACCTATAGGCACAAAGAGCGGGTTAGTAGCCGCCCTTGCTGCGCGAACCGGTGCTCGTACCGGACTTCTTGATGCTGTTTGGCTTTGCCGCAGGACCGTCTGATTTGAAACCACCTCCTAGATCACGTGTATCCACTGTCTCCAGCGGAGCACCAGTAGCCAATGCATGATGTTGTCGAATAGCGCCAGGTGGATACTTCCCAACTGACTTACCTTTTGTGTCGCTCATTTCGTTCTCCTGATCCTACGTTAAAAAAATGCTGGCGATTGATCTGCATCATGTTTGGATATGAAGGCCACTACCTCGTACCTCTCCAGATTTAGCCCGAGGGATTAATACCCGTTCCGGTCTCGACTGCGACTTTCTCACCAGATTCTATCTCAGCTTCCGCGATAGCCAACGCTGTGAGGTTATCCTCTTTGTTGATTTGTTCACGGGATGAAAGTTGAGCAGCAGTGCGTCTGTCATCGCCAGCCTCTGATAGCTGCAGTGCCTCGAGTCGAGCAGCGTACTCCTTAGCCTGCTGTGCTTCATCATTGGCGGCATCGACTGCCTGTTGTCTTTCTTTCGCTGAGAGTTTTGCAAACTCGGTCTCACTATCCGCAGATAGTTTCTTATCGAGTTCGACTAATCTGAGTTGTGCAAGTTCGCCCTTCTGCTGACGATCTGCTTGCTTGTCTTGAGTGCGTGCCTGAATATCTGCCTGCTTATTCGGATCCAATGGGACCTCTTCTTTCGGCTGCATTGATTGCACCATCTGCACAGCTTGTGTTACGATGGATGGTAGGCTGCTAAGTACCTCACCCGCTCGAGGCACGATCTTCTGTGACATCGCAGCCAGCATCTTATCGAGCTCAGCGCGTGTCTCAGGGTCCTGTTGTGTCAAGATCGCTGTAATCTGTTCCTCTGTTCGATTAGTAGCGATCTTGAGCATAGCATAGTTCTCAGTGACGTACCACAATACCACATGTTCCTTGATATGTTCCAGCACCATCGGTACAAAGCTAGGAGCAATGACTGGAAGACCACCTAGCACTGGAGACTGCATATAGTCTAAGTGTACCTGTAAGTGTGCCAGGTGGTCTTGTTCTGGGAAGGCAGCCACAGGCCTTTGCAATGACATCGCTGCATTCTCATTGACTGCATTCTGTTGTTCAGGTTCCTGTAGAGGTATGAGTAACTCATCGGGGTTGGGTATCTTCGTGCGCTCAAGCAATCGTTTTTCTACATTGCGAAGATTGTACAACTCAGGCATTGCTTGAGCACGATCTGCCACGATCTGTAATTGAGCCAGGCGTTGCACATCACTAAAGACTTCAGGATCGGCAGTAGGTACAACGTCAATCGGCTTCTCAAAGTCAGCTTGAGTTGCCAGTACCTCGCCAATGTCATCCTTCATCTCCTCTTCAGTGATGTACATCCTATCAATTCTGTGGAGCAAACGAACAACGTAGTCCATGGCATGGTAAGTACGAAGGTGAATAGCTGACATTACCTTCATGCCTTCTTCGATCAACGCTAAGGTAGTTCCAACCGGCATATTGCTATTCTGCTCGGCGATATTCTCAAAGGTTGTGCGAACTACACTTTGACCAGCATCAACACAGAAACCCAGCAATTGAAATAACACAGGAGAGGGTTGATTATACGGCACTGACATGATCAGCTTGCGAATATCATCTGATGCAATACCGCCCTCGATTTCCGTCACCTCAGCAATATTCAACTCCTTACTCTGCCCGGAAAAGTTAGCACCTTTTAATTTCAGAAGGGTTGGTAAGTTGTTGATGTGAGCGGAATCGAGGAGGGCCCGCAAAGCACCAGTCGCGGCTCCACTCAAGGATCCAATCATCTGGCCTAAACCTATTGAGTACGCACCACGCCATGGCACGAACGGAAATTCTACCATCCAGTAGAGAGACTCGAACGTCTCATCTTCTTCTTCCCAGTTGCGATTGATAGCAACGATCTTGCGTGCTGCTGAGTCGATGGTGATGCGATAAGGTGCAGACTCATGTTTATCTTCGAGTTCGCAATGAGTGGTTACTTCAAACTCATCACGCAGTCCGTCATCATTGTATTGATAGTCCTTACTCTTACCTTCTATCTTGTCAGTTGCTTTCTGAGCTTTCGTCTCGTCGGGAACTTGAGACGTTTCTCCTGAGTCCCCAGCGGGTAGTTCCCGGTACATCCCCGACTTGACTCGTTGATCGAATTCAAACTTAGTGATGTGCTCGCAGTAAGTAATTCGCTCAGCAGTATAGAAGTTGCTAGCAGCATAGGGTAAGTAGACATCATCAACAGGGACAAAGACAGGACATGGACGTTTCTTCTTTGCATCATACACTAGCCTCAGGTATTGTGAACCACCAAGAGGTAGCTGTGTGAGTAGTTGTTCGAGCTCCGTTCTGAAGTCTGGCATCTGGAATTTGAATTGCCAATTCATATAATCCTTGACACGTCCCGCCTTCTCAATCCGCTCTACTGTCGGTCGGTCCCCTGGTACATACGTCCGGACGGGACCATTGGGTGGCATGACCTCTCGGATAGCTCTTGCTGAATAATCGACACAGGCTTGTGTGAGCATCGGATGGACCGCAGTTGATGCTCCCTCGAAATCAGCGCCTCCAGGAGCCTCTTTACCGAGGCCTGTCCTTTTGATTGCTTCTTCATATTGCTGGTCTCGTTTCTCTCTGGATTTCTTATCTCGGTCAATGTCGTCTAACAATCGGACAGATAGTTTCTCTAGCTCTGGTTCTTCGAACTGATCCACAATGTTGTCAAACCAGTTCTTGTCTTCTTGCAGCTCGTCAGTCTCTTCACCTATTCGGACAATAGCCCCACCGTCATCAGTATGCTCTACTTCTGAGGACTGAGCATCAAACTCCATTACCTCTGTGTCAGGCATCTTCAATTACTCCGAGTATATTTGACGGCGATGTGATCAGCCACATGAGTGACGATGTTATGGATAGCACAGAGAGGACAACCGTCAGATGCCAGCACATGGTCTGGTCCGAACATCTGTAAAGCAATGGAGGTGATGGCACTCGTTACTTCTAGTCCAGCATCCATCTTTCCTTTCTCAAGCCTATCTGCGAGTTCTGCACTGTCAGTTGCAAGATGGTCATGCAAGTTCCTTTCTAGCAGAGCACCAATGAGCTCGTCATAATGAGGCTGACAATACTCAATCTGAGTTACCTGGTTAGTTCCCATAAGGATTTCGCTTCCGTTTCCTACGCTTTTGCTCATCTCTTGCGGCATCTCGCTTCTGCTGTTCGGGGTCTTTCTTGATTGTGAATGATCCAAAGAACTTCTCCATTAACAAGCGCAAAGCTTGAGTAGTCGTATCCAGCAGGTCATCATGTTCGGTGCTACCAGGCCCGATGTAACTGCAGACTTGTGACACCAGAGGATCAGCCCATGTTCTGAACTCTCCTGGATTGATCTCTGATTCGACGGCCCAGACTCTGCCGTGTGCGAACATGGGTGATACAACGTGTAGCCTCGTTAACTTGTCTTCATTGCCAGGATTATACCCGTGTGTCAGAATGTTTTCAGTAGCTAGCGATTGCATCAGGCTTATCCCGCTGCCCTTCTCCTCTATCAGTATGAGGTCTATCTTCCTGCCCTGATGTCCTACCCTATGGGCTTTTATCTCAACTTGTGGGCGAATACGAGGCTCACTAGCATCGCCATAGGTCTTCTTGCGCTCGCGCTTTACCTTTTTGATTAGACCAGGCAGACCGAGATAATCTTCCCAGCAATCGAGCAACATGACATGCTTTTCTGTCTGCCCGAATCGTTTGATGTTGAATACTCCCCACACTGAGCAAGCTGTGGGATCAGACTGCATTTTCTTCTTGTCATAAGTCTTCTCCTTGAATGCTGTATCCAGAGAGTAGATGATGTAGACAAACTTCGGCAGTGGTCTCTTGGCTGGCCACAGTCTCCACTGAGATCTCTTGACGAAGCCCTCCTCTTCAGGATCAAGCACTTCGCCGTACAGTTCTTGTCGTCCTATCTTGGTGCCTTCATACTTAGCGACGTTCTCATAGAAGATAGGAGTGAGGTTTGCTTCGTTCTCATAAGTGGATCCTACAACACAGATCCCTTTAGGATCGTCAACCAGCTTGCGAATGAATGGTGTGGGTTTTGGAGTACCCGTCCACAACACTTGAGGCAGATTGCCGAGACGCAGGCCAAACATCAGATTGTCCCAGGCGTCTTGCGGATATTTCCAGGATGCTATCTCGTCGCACCAGATCTTGTTATGCTGAGGACCGCGCAGGCGCTCAGGTACGTCCCCTGCAAAGCCTCGTATGACTGACCCATTCCACAGGCCCAGCATTGGTAGAGATGAATTCTGGTATGTAATCAGAGCAGGAGGTATACAAGACAGAAGACCCGTCGGCCCCTCGAAGCAGGTGTATCTCACATCGTCATGAGTTGGTGCAATTACTGCATAGTGACCTGGAATGAGACTGGCTTCAGTACCTAACCAGTTAGCTGCACATAAGGTCTTTCCAAAGCCACGACCAGAGCGGACGCCCCAGATCGTCTTGATACCTTCAGCGAACTCCTTGGGCGGCAGTTGCTTGACTCGCGCCATAGCTTTCCAGCATATCTGCCATCGCAAGAAGTGCAGTTCTTCCTCAGTCAGTGCATCCCAAACTGTGAGCCAGTCTTCATTGGCTGCCTCCAGCTCTGTGACGATCTCGTCTGCTAGGTCTTCAATTCCGGTATCGTAGTTGAACTCCGCTGGTGCATGAACGAGGCCGAAATTGACTGAGATCATTACGTCATATCAATCCATAAAACTGTCGTTGTTACGCATTCGACGGAGGACGTTATCTCGAGCTATCTCTAACAATCCGAGGACGTGGAGATCTGGTCCATCAGACCAACCACAATAAGCACAACCTTTTTTGTCAACTGCAATCCAAACCAGTTGTTCTAACTCATCCACTTTCTCCAGTGCTTGAAGAATGGACTGCCGAGGACTGAACTCTTTGCCCGCATCTAAGACGTGAAGCTTACCCATCAGCTATTCATTGTCCTCCGGTAGTATCACAAGTCGAGTACGAGCCCGGAATGCACCCTCTCCCTCCATCTGTTCCAACTCAATCTTATCCTCAAGGCGCCAGAACAAAGCTGTGGTCATGGACAATGAGGATGCTCGAGTGATCTGATCTTCAATGCAGTGCTGAAGTGCTTTCAGTGCTTCCAATGACGTCGGAGCTTGAATGACATACGTTCGATAAATCCCCCGAACTATCCCCTCAGGTGTGGGAAACTCGAAGTAAGCTCGAGCTGGACCGATGCAAGCGTTTGACACTTGCGTCTCCACTGCTAGGATGACTGCTTTAATTTCCGCTTCTTGTTGCTCATTCATTATTACTCCGGAATGAATTGAAAGATAGTTATCAATACCATCGCTAGTACTGTAAACCAGTAAGTGCGAAAGAACTGTTTCCAAAATCTCATGACATTGCATGTACGATGGCGCAGAAGATGTAGTCTTTAGCCTGTTGTGCTTGAGGCAACTCGACGAATGGCACCAGACAAGAGTGAGTCCTGACCCTCTCATTCTTCACATCACCATAGACCCAGCCGTTGTCAACCTTCTCTTTCAGCCAGTTCTGATGTGATGCTGCCGGTCCTGCATCCGGATTGTCCATATGAAATCGCACACCATTGCAAGCTGACTCACGTTGCCAGGGTGGTGCATTGTCCCACGGTAATTGACTGTGATCGCCAAGTGCTTGACAGTAGGCACGATTAGCTTCATGACATATCCCGGCTATTCTTTCGATTGCTAGAGGAGATTTTTCTGAGGGTTCATACTCTCCATGGACAGCCTCAAGTATGGCACCAACTCGTCCCTCAGTGAGAGGAATCTGAACTGCAAGACCATTGCGGTCTTCTGCTTTGGTGATGAAGATCATCGCATTCTCTACTCGAGCAGCGCCCCATCGTTCGCTCAGTTCACCTACATCCAGTGTTGTTACAGTCATCATTGTTCTCCTTCTTTCATTGTTTTTATGGCCAGACTTAGAAACTTGTCTAGCGCGTAGTTGATCGTTTCAGCCAGGTGCTCTACCTCACTCATGTCTTCAGACTCTATCTGATGATATCTCAGCACGTCCTCCAGAGCCTCTATAATTATGAGGTCATCTTTGTCCATCATCCTCTCCTTTCAGAAACTTCTCAAATTTCTTGGCCTTTTCCTCTACCTTTTTCAGGGGGTTATTTAGGCAATAGATTACTGCTTGTTCCAACGCCCTAAGGCGAAGGTTTTCATTCTCAGTCATGGTGTATCTCCTTTTGAACTCGGGTAATTGCATGACGATTCTGAATAGATCGTCTTCAGGTACTACTACTGCACACTGCCGACGATATGGTGGCAGTTTGCCCTGTGGACAGATGGTATCTACATCACAGCCACATAAGATTTGAACGTCAGTGTCTTTCATGTTGTTTCCTATTTATGGTTGAGAAATCGAGGCTCTTTCTCATAGCAATCTCGCATTTCAATGTCCGCCATTACTTCGTCAGGATTTAATCCATCAATCCTTGCTCGCTTCATTCGATGGAAGTCATAGTCCATTCCTCTGTAATGTCTTCGAACAGCAGAGACCACAGGAGGATACAAGTAGAAGATCCCACCTGTATCATGCTTAGGTTCTTTCCATCGATAAGCTTTAGCAAGAGGATACAACTCAAGATTTTCCACTAACAATGTCACTGCACACAGGATTTGTACGTCAGTGTCTCTCACGGTGTCACCTCAATAACCTCGCATGTTGCGCTTGCTACGTCTGCTGTGCAAGTTAGTGTCACTGTCACGCTGAACATCAGCGGAGCATTAGGAGGTGACGCGGGAGGGTCTGTGACCACGATCTCAAACTTCTTCTCAATCTCGTTGCTGAACTGAGACATGACAGTAACCAGCTCCCCAGTCGTGGGGTCAGTCGTTACTCGGTACGCGGTGACAGCGAAGTAGACACTAGAGTCCTGATCGATACTCAGCACAATGTCTACAGTTGTAGCTGCTGAGTCTGGCACGTCCAGTGCATTGCCGTAGCAGAAGCCGTCCAGCTTACCGACTGGGTAGTCACCACATCGGTTGCGGCTAGACATGCCGTCCCAGTACACGACGAACCCAGACAAGTCTGCCAGAGTACTACCGTCCTCATTCTCGGTCGGCGCTACCCAGGTCAGCGTCGCTTCACCCACACCGTCGACTATAGGTCCGACTGGAGGAGGCACGACACTCTCACGTATTGTTGCAAACCACACAAACGTCGGATCTACGCCGCTTACTGTATGGGTAATAGTTCTGGTGGCTCCGGATTGGTAGACCAGCACTGTCTCTACTCCGCTTATTCCACCGTCTATATCACCGCTGACACTCACACTGCCTACCAGTGCACCTGCACTTAGACGAAACGTCATCACGTCGCTGTGAATATCGTCGTTATTGATTCTCACGTCTGGCGACAGCACAAACGCAGAACCACCATTCACTGTGTCCCACCCCTTTGTACCGACGCCACTCAGACGCATCGTCCAGCTCTCTAACGGCTCAGCCGCATTGTCCACTGTCAGGGTGTAGTTCTCGTCAGCTCTCAGATTCAAGGTAACATCCGTTGCAAAGTCTGCACTCGCCACACCGCTCAACACAAGTGCAAACAAGATTACTAGGTACTTCATCATGTTGGTTCTCCTTTAATTAGTCGAGATATTCTATGGTCACGTTGTCGCGCTGTCCATGCGCTTGTTGCAACTCCTCCATATTAGTATAGGTCTCAGTATATAGGTTATCAAACCAGGTTATCACCAGGTGTCCATCGGGATACTCTCGACCTCCGGCTATGATTCGATTGCGCCGATCCATGTCGCCATTGTCTTCGTAGATGTGTATCTCAAAGCGACGCAAGGATAGCACCTCGGCATCGGTGAATACTCGACCTTCGATCTCATCTATCATGCGGTCTGCTTCTTGAGTCGCTCGTTCCTGTCGCTCAGGTGACATCTTGTCTCGTAGATTGCTGAAGGGTTTTCCTTTGAACAGTTCTTCTGTCTTCTTATCCACCATGCGCTGAGGCTGACTGTCCTCTACACACTCGATGATGGAAGCCTTGCCAAACTCAGGATTAGCCTTTACTGTTTGAAGACCTAAGCCTAAGTTATCTACCTTCTGACGCAGTCGAGCAGACTTCTGCCGTTCTTCCTCAGACTTTCGAGAGTCACCTTGTGGCCAATCCGAGGGATCCACATCAGCTCTGAATGTATCATAACCTGTGTAGCCAGCCATTGCATTGATGTCAATACTCAGCTCGTCAATGCGTGCACTGCGATCCACCCCGTCTTGTGCGAATCCTTCGACTGCTCTGACTAGAGCATTGAGTCGTCCTTCGATACCGTGCATGCGGTCTTCTTGTCGTGCTTGTCCTATGCCGACTGCATCTCGATGACTGTTGAATTCGCTCTCCAGTCTTGCTACTCGAGTAATCATCTCTATCGACTGACCGCTTAGCATCTTGACTTGCTTCACTGTCCATGGAATTAGATCATCCTCACGAATGACCCTAAGGAACTTCTCCAACTCCATCAGACGGTTGTCAAAGAGTCGATTGAGATCCTTCATTTGATTGAGTTCTGCTGTCAGCATCTGCCTCAGGTGTTCATCTGGTGTCGCTCTCGGGTCTGGTGTCATCTGCCCCGCCAACCAATGCTCTAGGTTCTTCACCCGTTCCTCTAATGTTGTCATCTTGATCCTCCTCAATTCTTCCAAGTGCTACGGCAATTTCTTGTTTGACTTCGTCTACCTGGCCTGCTTCTAGCTTTATATGCAGGCTAGCCAGCCATATCTGCATCATCTTCTGTTCGTCAAGATCCACGGTCTTCTCCTTAGCAGGTCTCTTAGTTAGATTTGGATCTACATCCTCAACCTTCATACAAGTAGGACATTTCTTATTAGCAGAAAAGATCATCATATCCATACCCGAATACAACATCCATCAATGCATAAGAGACCGTCAACTCCAGGGGCAACTCATAGCCATCCCATCCACTTCCAGACGTGGTAGGCAATGGCGATGACAGGAAGCATGATGAAGATTGTTCCCACAAGGTTAGTGACAATCTGTGGATCGATCTTCCACTGCCACCATCGCCTTGAAGGAGTACCATACATCACTCGCCAGTCAGTCCATCCCATGACATATCGCTCTGTCGCTGTGTACTTCTGTTCAGTCATGCTCAATCCTTTTTGGCTGACCTATGAATGCATAGCTAGGCTCCGGGGGGACTGTCATCTCAGCCATCTCCTGACGCGTAATGGAAACCGAGTCAGTCTCGCCATGGCAACACACTTCGTAATGATAAGTGTTAGACTCTGTGTCCTGATGCACTATGATCTTCTCTACTGGTTTCTCACAGACTGCGCACATGATCGGCTTCTTGTTGTTCCCCATCGCAGCAAATCCTGCTTGCAAGAACCGGTTGATATCCTCTGCATCACTCATGACGACAGCACCGCTGCCATTGCGAAGACGCCTGCTGCGATAGCCCATAGAGCTAAGAGAAGGTTGGTCTCACCTCGAGCTTGGCTAGTATCTATCAGAAAGAGGAACCCGATGATTACCCACAGCAGGGAGATTGCATGCAAGACCCAGAGATAGGTAGTCATGAATCCCCTTCTGCCTCTCTTATCAGTTTCTGTAGAACTGTTAGCCACAATCTAAACGCCTTCTTCGGATCCGGATCTTCCTTCTCTATGAAGTCACACCACTCGTCAAACTCCTCGTTAGTCAGCTCGCACAAGTCTAGCGACTGCCACTTTCCGTCGCGCTTTGCTCTTATAAAGTATCCACTACTCGCCATCATCTGGCTCCTTATTGTATGTAGAGGACGCACCCAAGCGGCTGTTAAGACTTGTGATCTCATCCTTCTCCCAGGTTATGACGACTGATTCAAGGAATGCACCACTGTCTATCTGTAGCTTCTTAACAGCTACCTTCACTGTCTCATGGAACTCAGAGATGGGAGTACTCATGGCTAGTCCTCCGTCCTTGTCTTGTCTTCATTCTCATTTGTTCGTCCTGTCTCATAACCGTTACTATCGACCTTCGGAACAGACTTATAGACACTCTCCTTGAACGAGTGAGGCTTGAAGATGGTCTCCATCATATGCTTGTGATCTAGAACTCGAGCCTCTTGCCACTTAGCCTGCTGCTCCAGAATAGTGATCCACTTCTCACGCTCAATGATGCCATCTCTCTCAGTCAGGAGTACATCACGAACCTTACGTGCATCGTCACGTTCCTGTTGGATCAGGCGTATGATGTCACTCTGCTTCTTAGCGTCTTCCACATAACCTTTGATCTCAATGCGCTGCTCTTCAGCCAGCTTGATGAGGCCGTTGTAGTAGCCGATGGCGTCTTCAGTGAGAGTGCCTGCGATTGCAGCTTGCTTGATGGTGCGATCGATGTCTTCCATCATTTGTTCGTTGCTCATACCTTTCTCCTACAGAAAGTTGTTGTTATAAGTATGGGGTCTCTCCCTCCTGTCAAGCCTAACTTGTATTATGATGTGCTCATCCAAGTGGCTTTCCTAAGACGCTATAACTGGTCATCACTTCAGTCCGCTGATATTAAGCCTTTCTCAACAGCATCGTATTCACGCAGCTTACTCCTAAGAGGTTGCGCAGACTCTACGACAATTCAATAAAGAAGAGAGCGGCTGGTCGCTACTCCAGCTCTAGTTCGGAACTCCGACCATGGTGCTTCCGGCTATCGACCTAAGCCGATCCTCTAGCGTTACCACTACGTGTCTGCTTTCCACGCCGCACTCCTTTCAATAAAGAAGAGAGCAGCTAGGATAACTGGGTAGTGCCGAATGGAAGTCGGCAACAATAAAACCTAACTGTCCCTTCAGGTGCGGTGTCTTTAGTACCGTATATCAAGCATGGTGTTACCCCGCTAGTTAGGAAACAAAGATCGCGCAAGCTAATTATACGACGAGGTTGCCACTCGTGTCGAATCGTTTATCCTGCCTGGGCTTGAGCGAATGCCCGAGAGAATCCTTGAGGTGTCTTACTCCTTAAGGCTTTAGTACGTTCGCTCTTGCCTCCAAGGTTTGCCCACATCCAAGAGCCACGCTTTCCTCCTCGATAATAGTACACCGGCTCTCGAGAATCTGTAACAAGTTCTGTATTGAAGTCACCATATAGAGCAGTTCGTTTAGTGTAAGCCTCTCGATCAGGATCATCAGCGAACCCCGCATAGTCACAGGGATCAAATCGAAGCAGAGGGACACCCAGCTCAGGGGCGCAAGTAGTAGCAATTCTTCCCTGGGGATTCTCGAGCACCCACCACTTTGGATCTAGAATGTCCTTAACTGCTAAGCACTCGCGAACGATACTAATAGACTCTCGAGTTCTGCCGTCAGCATCCTTGCCTTTGAACCATCTTGCGCCGCTAGAAGAGAAGTCAGTGCAAGGAGGTGCAATCATTATCCCCAAAATTCGAAGGTTCTTCTCTAAGACCTGGTTCAAGAATTTTGGATTCTTTCTCAGATGTTTAAGCAATGAGCCCACGCTGAGAGCGAGTCCAATCCCTCCATCTGGCATAGGAACTACTTCTCCATTACCGAAGACTCCCTTTCTCAAGCCTCGCCCGGAGTATTCAAATCCTCCATGCTTGGGATCAACTCGAACAGGTAAGATCCGATGATCCAAGAACGGAGCAGACCAACTACCCGAGTAATCACATAAGGAGAGGACGACAGGTTGAACACGTTTAGCCATTTAGTAATTATAAACGACAGTTGCCACATGTGTCGACTTGTTTAATCACGCTTGTGATGAGGTGCATCAAGAGGGTAGGGGATAGGATGCTTACCGTAAGGGTAGTCAAGCAATGCATTCTGATCTGCACAGCCACCCCAGTGGAAGTCAGTTCTGTTGCATGTGCAGCAGCAGTTGCTGAACTGAGGAAGATGACCAGTGATGTGTTCAATCATCTTCTCCTCTGAGTCAAACTCCTTAGCAGTACCATATGTTCTAGTCATCATCACGGTAATGACAGCGAATGGGATTCTGATCATTGTCACCACTACTAGATATAGGACGACTCAAGAGCCCACCACAGAATGGGCAGTATTGTGTCAACTTCATGATTTGCTCATCTGACAGTCCATGCTCAGTGTGGCTGATGCAGGTTAGTTCAACGCCGTCACCGTTACCATCAGCTAAGGGTACTATCTTTGGTCTCTCATCAAGCACTCGTGAGAATACGTCTGCTGCCATGCGGTCTCGCTCCTCTATCCATTGACGTGCTCGCTCATAGTATTCGTCGTCTGTCTCACCTACAAAAGCGAGGATCTGCTTGCCGTTCTTATCCTGCCTAGGCTGTATTAATCTTAACATGCTTGGATGGAATACTTCACACCACGCTCCAGCTTAATGAAGACCAGTTGTTCCCCAAGGTAGGGGACATGCGACGGTCCGCTAATCACCCCGCATGAGGGATCGCTGAAGTCTGGTACCAACTTGATAGGGATCGAAAGATCATTCTTTAGTACTTCCATTATTATGCACCCTCAGGTTTTTGTTGGACTTGGCGTGGAGTACACCCCCAGCACACACCAGGAAGCCAAGGAATTGTATCTCCAGACCACTTGAAGTGGATCCAGTAATGATAATGTTTAGTGTGCCATCTCATTGTTATGCTCCTAGTAAGAAAAGAGATGTCGGCTCAGGACTGGGGCTCACCGAATGAACTGTCATCATCAGTATACATCTCCAAGTTGATTATATACGCAATGAGCCACATATGTCGACTTGTTTAATCACACAGAGATATAAGAGCATCGTCCTCAGCCTCGGAGAGTTTCATCTCCCAGTCAACTTCACCAGCACAGGGTGCACACCAGAGTTGTTTCTCTTCATCCATCAACTCAGCTGGGTCGTGACAATTATGACATTCAGTATTAGGTGGAGCTTCATCTAATGACTCGAACCAACGACCCGGCTCATCCTCGATAGATTCAGTGATGCCGTTCATTGTTATGCTCCATCAGGTTTTGATAGGACCATTAGATTGAACAGCATCATCCCATGCCCTATGAAGGATATGCTTCTTCTTTGGATTCTTCACTGCTTCCTTCTCTAACGCAGTTATCCGACGCATAACGTCATCTGCATCTTTCATGTCTCTAACTCTTAGGTTCTCAGTCATCAGTATTTCCTAAACGACTTGCCATCAGATTCTCGCCCATCACGAAAACCTTCATAGTGGTGCAAGAACCGGGCAGCCTCTTCTTTCTCAGTGCGATGCTTCATGTTATTCGCAATACACCCATCTCTGGCAGCCTCTCTTCTCCCGTCTGCGTACTGACAAGCGAGGACATGTTCTCTGTCACCCTCATCTTGAGATATAACTTCTCTTGCTGTTGCGCTCATTCTCATGCTCCATCGGGTTTTGGTTGTATCAGGGATAGGATACTGCTCATTAGCTCGAGCTTACTCTCAGGGGTAACACCGTCCAGGTTAGGCTCGCCTTTCTTGCCTGTTAGCTGCAGATGCTTAGCTGCGCGATTCCATTGTTCAGGTGTGCGGTTCTGCAGCCAGAATTTGATTGCATTAGTTTCAGGTTCTACATGCTGTGTAAATGACCGGACCTTACCCTCCTTGGTAGAGAACTCCTTTTCGTAGGAATAGCCAGTAGCTTTTTTGTGCAATGCCTCAACTACCTCAAGATCAGCGACAGTGCGGCCTTCCTCAAGTGCCGAGTCAAATGAGTCATACATCTTGCGCCAACCTTCTATTGTCTTAGGTGGCAAGCCGAACATGAATGCAAGCTCATCATCGGTCACACCTTGCATTGCAATAGCCTTCACAATCTCAGGTGCACTAGGTAGGTGCAAACCAATGTCTTTCTTCTTGATAATCCGGCTTCTTGAAGCTCTAGTTCTCTTTGAAAGTCTCTTGGCCATAGGCCACATTATACCTCATTTCCCACACTGCACTACCCTGCACCTTTAAATTTTGAGGCCATAGTACACCTAAGTCGTTGATACCAATACAAAATAAAACAGACTACACGACTTACGTATCTACTATATATATTTTTTTTTACGCGCGTTATTATTAACGACCATTTCTCTCTCTACCTTCGTATTTATCCTGTGTAGACTGTGTAGTCGTGTAGGGTGAAAAAAAAGCGTTATAGATCAACAGACTAGTGTCAGAGTGAGCTTCTAAATAAGGGTGGAAGGCAGCTGACAGACATAAGTCATTGATTTTGCTACACTTTTTAAAGATCCTCTCTTATGTCGTTAATTATACTCACTTTATTTTCACACCAACGGCTACAAAAGCGCCACATCGACGTATAATAAGGTCTATGAACGCCAAAGACAAACAACTTGAAGAGATCGGTCAAGAGCTTCGAAACCTTGCCCGAAAGCGACTCATAGTCAAACGACAGGCAAAAGCGAGAGACACCATTGATAGCCTCCCAGCGGCCACATTGACCAAGATACAAGACGACCTCAATATCTACGAACACAACAAGAAAGAGATTGCACGCAGGTACCAACTACCTCATCACATCATCATGTACATCTGGGTGCACTACTAATGACTAAGTTCAAGATTACTATTGGAAGTGACGATCCTCCAGAAGGCTATGATGAGTACACAGTCGAATTCAAGACCTTCGAAGACTCGACATATGACATCGACTGCGAGCGCGATGACTGTCCATGGTATCAAGGATTCCCAGAGTGTGGCAGCTGTCGTATATGCGGTCGTCAATTCAAAGAAGGTAAGGGAGTCATTACTGCCCGGGAGTGGGCAGAGGATTACGCTTATAACAAGGCAGACAAGAGACAGTTCAAAGTGGGGGAGTTAACATGAGTAACCACGAACATCCATGCAAATGGTGCGGAAAAGATATGCGCTACTCTGTGACTGAGCCTAACCATGAGTCTCAGTGTCCGGAGAATCCCTCTCGTCCGACTCCTGAAGAGCTCATCCCTACTTGCCCGTGCCAGTTCTGTGACAAACCCACAACCATGACCAGTACCAGGATGTGCGACAATTGCGTAGCCGTACATGACAGGATCCGCACCAGGATGTGCGACAATTGCGTAGCCGTACATGACAGGATCCGCACCATGCCAATCAAAGTCCTGAACAAGATCGTCAAATCAGCAAGGAGTAAGAGATGACTATTAAATATGAGTGTGACGTATGTCACAAAGACGCTAAGGTAGAAGATTCTAGGTGTATACGCCTAACTGATTCCATCGAGAAGGAGTTTGCTACTAAAGGTGACAAGATGAAGTTTGATTTACACCTCTGTTCGCAGCAGTGTAAGGACCGACTGGTCATATGCATAAAGAACTTCTTGGCTCCGCCAGAGGAGGAAAGTAATGAGTCGTAAAATGTTCTATGCTAAAGTTATAGGTTTTGCACTCCTAATTACCTTCGCTATCCTATGGTCAGTCTTCCAGTGGGGAGAATGTCGGGAAATGGGATTCAGTGTTTGGTACTGCATTCAACACATAGGATAAGGAAAATAGTAATGAATAAAGCATACGAATATGCTGATGTGATCCAGCGTAAGATTGAAGGTCATCTTAAGTCGTTAGGGTACAACGTGCAAAAGCCTAAAGAGTTCATCTCACTCGAGCACAAACTCTCAGTGCTTAATTACCTTCGTGCTATCAAAACCCCAGTTGACATAGTCCAAGAGGCTGTAATGGATACTCCCTTACTTGAACACCAACAGAACAAGCTCGTGAGTATGGAGGCATGCTTAAGATCCTCGATCGCAGACGCGAACATGAATGGGAAAAGACCAACCTCGTAACAATCAGTAAGAGAGGTGAGATGTACGACACTGCCAAATGCAAGAATTGCCCAGTCACAGCTAAGCGACACGGTATCGGCGGTCCAGTCAGGGATAGGAAGTACAGCGCAGAGAAATGGGAGAGATGTGTTGAAGACTAATCAATCGAAAAAAAAAAAAAACGGCAGTTGGCATCGGCAATGACTATGGTCAGCTCGTACACTTCGAGCACCTACTTGACAACGCTACCAAATCACAACAGATCTACGCTCTGCAGTTGGATATTAACGACGCC